TTCTTGCTCACTGAGAATTTCCTCAAGTTGGTTCAATGGGTGGGTGAAAAACGGATAATCGCCATCAGCTTTGAAAGTCACGCTGATATGCTGAATACCCGTATGGCGGGTGTCATCAGAAGCACAACCGTAGTCATGCTTCGCAGATTTGTAGACAACAGAGCCTTTGACCGCTTGCGGTTCAATTTTGCTGTCGCTTAACAGTTTGTACTGTCGGATCATTACAGCTCCTTAACTACGACGGAAACGGCTTCCTTTTGGACAGCCGCGAATTGTTTACGGGACAGGCCGTTATATGCAGGTGCAAATGCCCCGGGGATGGTGCAAGCCTCGATACGCACCTCGGCAATTTCACAATTGCCTTGGTCGATCCAGACCACGCTGAATAGCTTCATCTTGGGCATGTTTAATCCTGGGCGCTGGGCGCCCCCATGTAAGGTTTAGGATTTGGGTACTGCTCACGCAGATCCGCGAAGATGGAACCGAAACCCCAAGACATGAAGCCCGGGGATTTGTTTTTGACCACTTCCAACAGACGACCTATGTCGTCGGGCAGGAAGGTGTAGGGCGTTTGCCCCAGGTACATCTTTTGGGTCTTACCCACATCCGATTCCTCAACGAGGAATGCGATGCGCTGAACTTCTACTGCGTCGACTTCATGCCGACGAGGTTCCCCGATCTTTTTCACGTTGTCTTGCTCTCCGGGCACGTTGTGCCGATTTAGACATACCTGGTATACGCCGGCCGCGGAATACGACAGGCTCATAGCCAAGGCGTTTGATTACGATGTCGAGACGCTGCTTATCGCAGAAACCAAGGAATTCAGCAGCTTCAGTACCAGTCCGGTTCTCTTTGGCCATGCGATTCAACGCGGCCTGGAAAGATTCCCCTGTGATAGCTTCATACTGCTTAATGATCTTTGTTGCGTGCATTACGCACCTTGCCAATGCCACTGGCTTTTACGGAATACGACTTTGCCGTCTTTCTTCCACTTTTGCAGGAGACGATCAGCAGCACGATGAATTGCTTCATCGGTTACACGGAAGAGGCGCAACTGATGCTGCAACTCACCATAGGTGAAATGCAATTGGGTACACGCCCACACAGTGGCTTTGTCGATAGCCTCTTGGGTTACTTCGAAACCTTCTACGATCATTGGAATGCCTTAATTTAGGTAAAAAAATAGGCGTACTAAAAAGTACGCCTTCGCACAAAGTGCTGTTAATAAGAGGTGTGTTTTCTTAACTTTTCGATCAAGTTGCCATCGACCAACATTAGAGGACGTTTAACACCCGTTTGGGTATTCGTCATCTGTAATACAGTTGCTCGGGCATCTTCGCAAACTGCACAAGCAGCAGCGTGCAGTTCGGTTTGAATTGCGGCTAGTTCGCCGGCTTCTTCAGCTACTACGTCTTCCACTAACGCAAATTCTTGTGCTTCAGCTACCCGCGCCATTTCATCAATATTGATGTGGTTGCGGAGTACCGAAGCAACTTCATTGATTTCTGCTTGCAGAATACCCATCTCTTCAAAGATGGCTGCATGCTCAGCGGAGTACGTCGAATGGCTATTATCCAGCCGCTTTTTAAGCGCGGATACCTTGCCGATAACCTGTGCAGCTACATCACCGTATTGCCCAACAAGTCCCATTAAATCAGCCATTTAGCTCACCTATCTCACTGGTTTTAAAATTGTCTGCTGCCAGTCGCCGATGTTTGCGTGTGCGACACCGACTGCGGCAATAAACATGCTTCTCGTTCGTGGAGTGAAAAAACTCACCACACTCTAAGCATGCCTGCAATTTGCTTCCGCACATAACACATTTTTTCATGTAACACTCCATTGTGACATTTGGCGGAATACTTATATCCCTATTGCCAAATGGAGTAAACAGTGCAGGAAACACTCTGCTGTTACATTCAAAGAGGTGTGAACTACGCCACCTAAAAATGGTTCATGCTTTTTGAGCGGTACATCTAAAACCGTTTGAAAAGGTGAACATAATGACTGACGTAATCGAATTGGCAGGTGGTGGCGGCGCTGGTGCAGGTCTCGGCGCCGGCCTGGGCGGCGGGCTTCTGGGTGGTATTCTGGGCGGTGCCCTGCTGGGCAACCGTGGTCTCCTGGGCGGCAACGGTGCTGAAGTAGCCCGTGCAGCCGGTGAAGGTTTTGTTACACCAACCCAACTGACTGCTGGGCTGGCCGGTGTGACGGATGCGCTGCAAAGCACGACTGTCTTGCAGAGCCTGGGCGACATTAAGGCGTCGATTCCTCTAGCGGAAGGTCAGGTACAACTGGCATTGGCCGGCTCTCAAGCTGCCATTACTGGCCAGCTGAACACCAACCTGTTGGCTACCTTGACGGGTCAATCGACCATCAACAAAAACGTTTCTGACGCGATTGCCACTTCCCTGGCCAGTCAAAACAACCTCAACACCAACATCCTGTCTTCGGCGGCTGCTACTCGTGAGTCTGTCGCCGCATACGGCGTTGCCAACCTCACCGCTACCAAAGACGCGCAGTTCGCCACTCAAGTGGCTATTTCTTCGAGCACCAAGGAAATCTTGGCAGTGTTGAATGATCAGAACACTGCCAACCTGCAACGTCAGCTGACTGTGGCTGAAGCCGCCCTGGCAGAGCAACGTTCTACCGGGCGCATTCGTGAGACTGAAATCAATATCACGAACACCAACACTGCTACTGCGCAGCAAATGCAGGCGCAAAACCAGTCCCAGCAACAAACTCAGGCCATCATTCAGTTGAATGCGCTGGTCAGCAACCTGGCCAACGACATTCAAGTCGTGCGTCAAGGTCAGACCATCTTCAACAGCGGCACCATGGCAGCATCTGGTACTCAGACCGCGGCCAACACCCGTGTGAGCTAAAAGCTCCCAAAGGTGGGCAAAGCCAGCTTAATTGCTGGCTTTGTTTTTTTATGCGTGTTCTTCGGCGCTGTCGCCAGCTTTTTAATTTCCAGGATCTTCAGCGCACAAAGGCGCAGCATTTCCAGCCTTTGGATCAAACGGCTGTCGTATTTGGAGATTGTGTATTCGTACCACTCAGACCCGAAATTCAACTCATCGTAGTTCTCGGCAATGAATGCCTCAACTGCCTGTAGGCCGTTAGGGGCACGATCTTCGATCAGCTCTTCTACACGGTCGCAGAATTCATCGAAGTGGCAGTGTGTCTGCTCATGGGCATGCTTTTGCATCTCCATGATAACCATATCGAGGGTGATCGGGGCAGAGCCACCAACCCAGTCGGAAAGTTCGACGTTATCGCCTTCTTCCGAATTTTCATCGATATAAGGCACAAACTTGTCTTCCAACAGTTGGCAACCTTGCTCAACGAGCACTTCGCGTAGTCTATCTTCGTCAAGCTCACGCTTCTCGCGGTATTCCGGCTCCAGCTTGCTGATCATGTACTGACAGACTGACTCGCGGGCTAGGAATGCGATTCCATACTGGGAACCCACACCAAAGACCAGTGAGTCAACATTGCCATACATGGCAATGCCGAAGCGGCTGATGACAAGGTCAAAGCCGTAGCTGGAACTGCCATTGTTAGTGCAGCGCCAGATTTCGTTGGTGCCGTACTTGCCGACACCAGAAACCAGTTCGACTGTGTGGTTGGCCACGTTCTCAGCAGCTTGAGCAAGCTCAGCTGCGAATTTGTCTTTGATCATTGGTTTAACCCTTGAAGAATAGAAAACCTGCCAAAGCCCAGCCGGCCATAGCAAGAATATGGAAAATGTTACGCCAGCGACGATAATCAGCCGCTTCCTTTGTAAGGCGAATAAAATTTTCCCTGTTTACGAAAATATCGGGAAGGTCATTCCAGTTCATTGTCAGGAGTCCACTCGATAGTTACGGTGAATTTGCCGGACCGGAAGCCAGGGAATCCATTCATGTCAGGGATTTCATTCACCTTTGGGTTAAAGTCTGAATCCAGGGCCTCGTGAAGATCACGCGACATGTCTACGATAGATTCACCGTCATATGCCTTACTGAATAGAGTTTTCATGGGTTTGTTCACCTCAGCCCTCTTCTAGGGCGTCTTCTCAAGAAAAAAAGAATCTCCTCCCCCGTGAGGGGAAGGATCATCCAACTGCGGGGACCGCAGCCCGTCTTCTTACGACAAGCTGTAGTTTGAGTTCAGAATCAGAGCTGCAAGCTCGTCTCCGTCCATTTGGTCTTTGTAAGTAGGTGTCATACCGGTGATCTGCTCGTAGATGTCCTCCAATACGCGAGCACGGGCCAGGTCGGCCATGATTTGCGCGTAAGTGAGACGCATCCAGTTGCAGTTATTGGCGTGGCACTTGAATTCATCGTGAACGGTGACGATCTCAAAGGGTTCGCGTTCCAGCAACTGGTTTGCCAATGCAACCATCTGATTAATGTGCTTATCAGACATGAATTGCACATCTGCACGGGTAAGCTCGTTGAGCAAGCGAGCATCGGGCATTTCACAGCCACCCCACACAGCAATGAGCTGTTGTGCAAGGTTGGAGGCTTCGCCCAAGTCTTGTTCGACTTCTTCACCCATACGACGACCATCTTGCATCCCGCCCAAGATATATAGGGCAGTTTGCACTTTGGTTTGATCGTAGTTGCAGCGGCGCTCCATAGAACGGAGCAGGTAGGCGTCCAGTGAGTGAGTCACATTGGCCACTAGCTTCAGGTCAGTTTTGGTGCCTTCGTTGACGTAATACTCGTAGGTGAACGAGGCGCCGTCGAGTTCATCGACTTCTACACGCTCACCTTCCACCTTCTGCATCACCTTGATGCGGACGTTGAAGTTGTCCGGGCACACCCAACGGTGTTCCAGGGCAAAGGGTTGCCACGCCATGCGCAGGTCACCCAGCAGTTCAACAGCCTTCGGGGCCACAGCCACCAAGCCAGCATAGAACGCATCCAGTTCCTCGGTGTCAGTACCGAAGATCTCACGCGGCTTGGCTTGGGAGCCGTACAGCGTGGTCATGGTTGCGTCTTTGGCATCTTGCCGGGTGACGATCAAGTCGCCATCCAGCATATCGCCAGCGGCGTTGGTGACCATGGTGTAGGCATCGTTCCGGGAATCCGGGTCGATCAGGTTTGTGGCCAGGCACCCTTTATGGCACTTGGTGACCACGGACATGATGCTCATGCCCGAGCAGGTCGCGTCCAGGCCAACCATGTGGCCGATAGCCTCGCCCTTACATGCGCGGTACAGGGCGTTCACAGCCTTGAGGTACAGCGGACGTTCTTTCTTACTGGTTTGGAGGAATAGCAGGCGGTTGAAGTTATCTTTAACCCACTGAACTCTTTCCTCAAACAGCTTCTTGTCCATATCTGCTTGGTTTGCGATGTCAATGCACAGAAAATCAAAGCTAGTGTAAAATTTCACAGGAATATTCCTTAATTAATTAGGGTTTCAACATAAACCAGAGATTTATCATTTCCCGCCAGGGATGGCGATCAAATGTTGGGTAAACACCTATTTCTTTCAGCACATCTCCACAATAGTAGTAATTTGTAGGCACCCAATGCATAAAGTAGCCAGAGTCCCCCTCGGTTACCACTATTGCATCACGTCCCCATTCTTGAGGCCACACTTCGTGCACTCTTGTCCGTATTCCATGTTCTTGGGTCATTGTGGGTGAAATTATTTCGCGTTGAAACTCACCCTTATAAAATAACCAGCCCATATGGCCCCCTAATTGAGAATCATGTCAGCGAGTATCATTTGTTGCCCGCAAGGGTCTTCATTAAATGGAATGCAATTAACACGTACTTGTTTATTGCCCATTACGTTAAAGCTACGTGCATCCCAGCATTGTCCGTCACTTACAATACAAACGTAAGTAACATCACAATTGTTTGGACTATACACCTGCAATTTGTGATCGAAGAGTACATGGCGGTCAAGGTAGAAAACATTGTTGTTAACACTGCTTTCTACCACACAGTCCACCGGTTTGTGCCGAATGAACAGTCTTGCCATCAATCAGCCTCCAGCGGTTCGATATAATCGTCACGTTGCCGCTTACGCTTCTCGTAACCACGTTCGTCCATGATGTAGTCACCAATCTCGAATAATTGATGCAACTCCACAAGACTCAGTGTCATAGCGTTACCCATGTCGGTTATAACACCGAAATGGGAAGTACCTGTGTAGAAGATCATGGCATTGCCATTACGGCGAGGATTCCGGGTGTAAAGCTGTGCATATGTCACAGGTTCTTGTGCAATGTTGTGGGCAGATGCCCAATCAGGCAACGGGCCAAGGTCCAGTTCAAAGCACGCTAATGCTTCCTCAGCGTCAGCAATTTCCTTTTTTGTCTGGGCATTTGGCTCACCGCACCAGTCTCCCGATTCCATACCTGAACGGTATGGCTCCAGAATGTTCTTCAGTGCAAGGTACAGCTGTTTGTCAGTGCTCATAATTGAAACTCCTGGGGAATGTCGGATACGACTTCTTTATTGGCGAACTCAAGCATTGCCTTTTTGTAAGGCGCGCCTTGAGTCGAGATGTGATAACCATTGGCGTAGATACGCCCACGTTTATCGTACTTGTGGTGCAAGTAGAACTTATTGCCTTGGCCGGCCATGAGCAAGTAGAACTCGTGCGATTGGCGCTTCATGTTCAACCACATGGTTTGCTTCTCGGGAGTATCCAGCTCGCTGTTTGGTTCTTCCTCCACTTTGCAGAGGAAGTCCAGATCCAGGCTCAATGCCACTGAATTCTTCGAATCCAGCACATCAAGGCACACATCGTCGTTGTGGTGACCCTTATTCAGTATCACCGAGTCTTGACCGATGGTCAGGTACGGCGTGTCCTTGTTGTGGCGCAGCTTTTTAGGTGGATGCACCAGCGGAGGCAGATATGCACAATTGCTGATGTACTCCTGCAATTGCAAGGACAGCGTGATGTTGCTGATGATATTCCAGCTGCCGAACCGGTTGGCCTGGGTCAGGTCATACAGATCGGTGTCGCACAGCACCGCGGTTATTTCCGCAATGGTGGTGATGCTGGCCTTCTTGTCGTCCCAGCCGAGTATGCCGGCCATGCGAGCTGTGAAGCTGGTGAACAGTTCTTCCACCTGGCAGAAGGCCGAGGCCACGACCAGATCAGTAACGAGCTGACGCAGGTCCATGCCTCGGAGGGCACTGACCCGGAGGTTCTTCGATGCATAGCTGAACTCGGTATTGACCCAGGCGGTGAGCAAGTCCACGCCTTTGTCCAGCAGGGGCAGGACTTCAGGGTCGTTCAGCACGTAGTCACGCATGTACTTGTCGATATGCTGTTTGGCAAATCGATACTCGTTTGCCTTTTGCATGTCGTCAGTGAGCATGTGTGTCAGTTTCATGGATCTTCTCCTAATCTACGAGCATACGTGCAAATAGCACTTCTTTTGGTACTTTTGTGGTGTATACCCATGCAGGGCCATTACCTTTGCTGTCACGATGCAACACATTCCACACAGTTCGCTCCCCTCGTGGAGATCCACGCATTCCGATAACTTCTTCACGGAATACCTGACCTTTGTGGTAGTTTTTGTGCGTGTAGTACGGATGTTCGGAAAAAGACTCCGTAACCTCGACAGAATCATCGAATTTCAGAATGAAGATACGCATACGTCCCCTACAGCAGCATTGCTGCCAGTTTAATTTCTTCTGGTGCATCTTCCACGGTTAACCAACGGTTTCCCGTATAAAGCTGCAAAGTGCCTAGAATTGCGGTGAGTCTGTAAACCTTTGTGGCCATACAGCCTTGAAGCTGTTTTGCCCTGCGTGCGCCGTCATACCAGACGACAGACTCAGACTCAATCTTGCCATGATAGAGCCAAATTAACGTGACATGTGCATACATACTCACTTCTGCTCTCACTCGCGCATCAGCGCAACCATTCGTACAATTTCAGGAATTTGCTCCGGCCAGGCCGGCAATAACGCAGCGTATGTACCAACTAGGCCAGAAGTTGCGCCTGTTTTGGTGCTGCGCTGTAAAACACGCCATTGGGGAACATCTCCGCCTTCTGAGGCGAGACGGTATACCTCCCCAATAGGGAAATGTATCTCCATGACTTCGGAGTTCATCCAGGTGGTGGTAACGTCGGTTATTTCACCGTCAAGCACACCTATGATCAGCTGATAGCTCATTCGAGAACCTCCACCATTTTGACGATTTCAGGGATGGCCATGCAAGCAGACCAGCCTATTCCGGTTGGATCGCCATATCCCCAACGGGACATGTCTTCCCAGTAGAAATAGTTGACGAACCACATAGATCTTGTTGCAGGGAGCTTATTGAAACGCATTACGTCTTCAGTACGACGACTGAAGACGTTTCCCTGCTTATGCTGGTAAAACTTTTCCCAGTGAGGCTTAGAATCTGCTTCAATAGTTTCAAATGCTTCAATCAGTGCAGATTTATCGTCATTCAGGATGACCCACAGAATACTCACGGTTTCACCACGTTCATCATCAGGATCAGCTGAGGAACAGCTGGCTTACCCACAGGAGTGAATTTATGCCTGCCGTCTGCGTAGCAATAGTCACCTTTGAACCAAGTTCCCTGCTCAGTAAGCAGAAATACAATAGCAAATGGATCTTCATCCTTAGCCTCACGGGCAATCTTCAGGTTTGTCTTATAGTATGTGCAATGACATACTTCCGGTATATCGTTCACCACAAGGAACAAAGTTCCCATGCTGAACTCCCCGAAGGGAGCAGCGCGTTCGAAAGTCCTCATTCGAGCATCACCATTGCTAATTTGACCAGGGCAGGTACGTCACACTCCGCTACTGCGTAATAGTTTTGCATTTCAGGCGTCCAACGTGACCAATGAGCCCCGCGCAGATTATAAACTTCCATATCGTCACGGATGTACGGAATGTGCAGAATCAGCACATCGAGCACGAGTTCTCCTGTCTCACGACAGTAGCCAACTTTTTTCAGGCTCATTCGCTCACCATTACAGCAAGACGCACCATTTCAGGTACTTCTGCCTCAAGAAGGTAGTGAGGGCTGGCATAGGGGTAACGGAGCACCCACCAGCCGGTGACAGTGATACCGTCATAGCAGTAGGTCCACGAGGTGTCGAACAACGAGCACATGCCACTGTCTACGACCATTTGCTTCTCGTAATCCCACAGGATTTTGATAGGCATATTGCCCCGGGCAGGCTCGAAGGGATCTTTTTTCCATGGGTCCATGTAATCACTCATTGAATTAACAGATACGCCATGCGTACTGCCTCCGGTAGTTTGCTGTACTCGACAGCGATGGCGTCATGGGCAATGCCATAGACGTACCACCGCGTATCTTTGAGGTCACCGCTGACAGAATGGAACAAGGCGTAGACCTGTTCCTGATCGGCGCCCGGGCGTCCTACCCAATGGGTGGCCGCCTCCATCAACTCCTGCCTGATCATATGGTATCGAGCGGACATGATCATGGTGCTCACTCCGGTCTCCACACCTGGACGTTGGCCGGCAACCGATCAAGCATCTGGTTTACCAGGGTCTCGATCTGCTGGGTGCCAGGCCACTCCAGGGCATATTGCTTTCCTGGGTTGTCCTCTGCCTCGTCTGCCAGCAGGCGCAGGCCAGTAGACAGAATGGAGATGCTCACCCCTTGCCGAGGCGCCTGGCTATGCTGTAGCATGCCAACCTTCCCCGAGACACGAAGGTAGAACTCACCTTCACTGCCACACTCCCCCGCGATCCACGCTCCCATCTTCACCTTTAGGGTAGGGTATTTAAGACCCAACGCCCCGGCCAGACCATTTAACATTATTAGCTCATTGTTCTCACTTCTGAGCTTACTGCCAACAGATATGATGAAATGATCGACTTTGTCGAAGATACTCATCATGTCACCACGAATTACCTGTTTCATCGTAAAATCTCCGCAGTTCGTACCATTTCAGGTACATCCTCAGTTCTTGTGGTATCCCAACGAGAGAATCGCAGCTCTGCATGTTCATTGTGCAGCCTGTTTAGCAGCCACAGCAAACAGATGGTCATTCTCTTCGATTATGGCATGCTTAATCGACTTACGGACGCCTTTAAGGGCTACCTTATCGTTGAGCACATTACGTACAGCAGTCTTATAGGTGATACGCATTTTTTCAGATGCGCGCACACATTCGTCGTAATGACGAATAGTTGTTGCTTGGTTGTCGATGTACTTCTGCATCTGCTTACGCATCTGTTCACGGCCAGCCTTAGCGCCCTTACGGACACCACGAGTGATCAGATTCTTCGCAGGCTTGCTGATTGCCGGGTCCAGCGCCATCTTGGTTTCCCATTTGATAATCTCAGCCATCATGGCCACAGGATCATCACCGTGTTCAGTAAACTTCCACAGATGGTTTACTACAAGGTACTCAACGACAGCTTTACGGTAGTTATCAGCATATTTCCACTGGTTTTGGTATTTACCTACCTCACGATCTAACATTTCAATAGATTCGTTTGATTTCAGCAGTTGAATCTCCAACGCATGCACAGTCTTACGTTCCTGTGCCAGTGCGTTCTCGTAGCTATTGCGGAGAGCATTACGCTCATTGAAGTAACCTTCACGAGAGTCAGCCACCCAACCACGGTGTTGTTTTTCATGTCGGGCATAGCCGAGCATGTAGGTGATAGGCAAGATGAACACAGCTGCGCCGAGGATCATCAGAATGATATTGAGTTCCATGTTGTTACTCCTTATGGGATAAATTGCAATGCAATGAGGGTGAATACAAGGACTGACGCAAGAATGCGCCACATGATACTGCCTAGGTCTTTTACCACTGGTTTCGCCCCACTGGCCCACAATTGGGCTGCGGTTTGCGTTTATAGTGACGATCACCCTTACGTGGCAATGCATAAGGCATATTGATGATGTCAGCATAGCTATAGGGCCTTAACTCCACCATATCAGGCAATGTCCACACATATTCGATGATTATGGGCCCAGTTACTGCCAGTTGTGCCATGATGCCTGCCGTGAAGTCTTTACCGTTGGCACGGTCAACAGCAATCACACGGCACTCGTGCAGGCCAGGGGCCAGCTTAGGTGCTGCATCTGATTTGCCAATGCCCGCTTGAGCACCTAACACGTTCACATCTTTCATGGATTTGCTCCTAAAAATTATGGCCACCACCCCAATGGGATGATGGCCAGAGGATTACACCAGATCCAGCATCGACTCTTCGTCGGTACGGGTCGCGTTGAAGCTGAAGGTCAGCTTGGAAGCAACGACACCGAGACGACGTGCTTTTTCAGCAGCCATACCTTCGACCGAAGCGGTCTTGGCAAAGTCAGCATCGCACGCCTGGGACACCGAGAGGTACGCAGCCAGTTGCTCATGCTGCTTGTTGCCTTCGATGAAACGGATACCTTCCAGACGCACAGGTGCGCCAGCTTTGGTCTCGATGTTCACGTTGAAGAACCCGAGGGTTTTCTTCGCGGTACGATCAGCAGCAGTGGAGGTAGCAGGGGCAGTACGGGATGCATTACGTTCAACAGCCATGGGAAATACTCCAGAATAACGGAAAAGATGAGGTTTATTGGCACAATTGCCTTTAAAGGGCCGAAGGCCGCTCTTGATTCACCAGCGCAGTCAGCGCCTTCAATTCGAACTCAGGTAGCTTGAACAGGCCATTTTCAGGCCCGTCCATGAACAAAGTGTTACCGATGTACAGATGCCACTGATTGTTGCCCAGTTTGAATTTACCGATGATTTCACCTGCTTTATGCAGATAGCCATCGCTATCGACACGATAAATAGGCTCACGCTCACCTAAAATGGTGTAACTGAACGAATCATCGGTTAGATCGAGTTCTTGACGTAAACGGTGCATGATTGCTCCTTAATTGGGTACGGCCAGCTTCATACTGACAGTCATGCCCGACATAACTGCTGCATGATGCAGAATTTCGAAGGACATTTCGTCTTCTTTGAAGTTTGCGATCTTACAGATCGTAGGAATGCTTACATCGAAGATTTCAGACGCTGTCTTATAAAGCAGTGTATTTGCATTGATATGCGAGCGGATTTCACTCGCAATGATGTGTTTCATATCCTTCAGACACAGAGATGCGAAGGTTTCGAACTTGTTTGCAGTGGGCATAGACACCTCAGTTAGCTTACCGCCAAGGCCCAAAAGGGCCACATAGGCGTATGGTTTTCATCGCCGAATATGGCACTTTCTGTATTCTTGAAATATAGGTATTAGAAGACGAACAATTCGACTTCGATACCTTGGGCACGCAGCTTGTTGTACTCACGTACAGCTACAGCCTCGGCTTCGCCAGGTGTACCGCAACCGGACTCCTTGCGCACAGCGATCAGCGACAAGTCGGCAATCAGCACAGACTGAACAGCATCGTTTTGCAGCACAGCAGCAGCGCGAGTGCAGTCGGTCAGTGTCTTGGCGACACTATCCATTTCAGTGTGGGACACCGAACAGTTCATTGCACCAACAGCATTCATGACACAGGAGACAAAGTAAGCAGCGAGCATGATTATTTATCCTGGTTTATGATTGTGAATGTAATGCCAGCCTTCTTGTAGGCCAGTGTAATTCGATTGAGCACAGCATCACGATGTGCCACTGATTCGAAGCAATTGTGCGAACCGGGGAACAGTTCGTCAGTATCCAAGCGCTTCATCAAATCGGCCGCAGCTTTAAAGCGAATGCGGTCCAACTTGCCATAGCAGATGGGCTGACTGATCTGGTGATACTTATCTTGCGTGACGATGTCACACACTGCGTTGGTGCCTTCTTTATTCAGGGCACAGACAACAACCATAGTTGCAAACAGTGGCATGATTAAGCTCCTATGGCTTGGGCATCAAGATACCCGTCTTGCCAGTCTTGATCTTGAGTGTGGTCGAACTCTTCGTCGTCCATGAATGCTTCATAGCCGGCGTTGTAGTTGTTCATGTTGGAAGGCATAGGAATATTCCTTTAAGGTTTATTAAGCAGAGCAGCCTCTATGTGATCAGTAAGTTGATCACGCAGGCGTTGGCAATCTTCAATATCCAGCAGCACCGACACTTTAGGTGCATTGGCATACTCGGAACTACACACGATAGCAAATGTGTCTTCCAGCCCAGCACCCTGCACACTGGTGTAAGCAACCAGTACATCAGCAGCAGCCGATGCACATTTATACGATTGACCTTTATCCACGGGTTATTCCCCTTTGGCTTTGAGTTTCATGCAGAGCATGGCCCAGAATTGAACACGAATATCGTTCTTGCGGCGTTTGTACGTGGAGCACGCTTGGCGGAACCCTTTCACGTCATTCGCCCACAAGTGGGAGTACAGCGTGCAGCTGCCGTTGATAGCCTCGTCAATTGTTTGACGGGCAGCGTGACATTCCAGATGGGCGATAACACCCTCTATGCGCATACATTCAAGCATGCGGCACAAGAACATCTCACCGTCATTGCCACGCAAGTAGCGTGGATCATTTACCGCGAGGGCAATTACATCACTAGTTTTGCGTTGTTGCTTAGTCATGACACTTCTCCGCGGCATTCTGTTTAATCATTTCAATAGCATGGGGTTCAGGAACCTCAAAGCCGTTCTCAAAACAGAATCGGTTGATCTGTTCTGGTGTCATGTTCTTGATCATTTCATTGTGTAAACGACGATCTAGTTCAACAGCCAGTTGATACGCATCCATGGATATAGCTCCTATATTAGAGGCGAGAGCACAGCACACAGTCACAATTGACAATGTGTGCAAACATACGAGGCTTCGTGACAGTTACTTCACACTCACGATGATCATCATGAATGGCAGCAACAATGTCAGGTACAGCAATACGACGCATACGCTTAGTACTCAATTGCTTGAGCACACGACGCTCAGTTGCAGTGTTGTACTTACAAATAGGATGTGTAGCATCAGCACGAGACAAGCTAGATACATTGCATTGCATGGATATAACTCCTGTAGTTGTGGCAATTGCCTACTTCATCCCCGAAGGGGAACTATGTAAGCATTATTGCAAGTTTGATCAGATCGGGTACATCAGCATAATCTATGCGAGTGTCCCCTTCGTGTTCAAATACAGGAAGCAGTACATACCAACCTTCAACGAGATATTGGATAGCCCCTGGCCAATAGTAGGCTATACCACGATATTCAATAAGCAAATACGCTATTTGATGCGCAGTTGGCACACCATTGGGGAATGGGAGTACAGAACCGTCAGCCAATAGCATGTATTCATACATATTCATACCTTACTCCAGCATGGCTGCAAGTTTGATTACAACAGGCAGTTCATCATAGGTTATTTGCTTGTTACTCACTTTTGGCGATGTATTAGTAATGCAATTCCAGTTAAAGGTATGGTTGTGCCAGTAATAAGCAATACCATCATAATCAGCCATAGCACCCATAACATCTTCATGCATGGCCAGATTGTCGAAGGGTTTTACAGACCCGTCACGAAGCAGCATGTATTCCATAATTAGACCTCGATTGATACCGCGACAGACCCGAAGGGATACGGATACACCACAGGTGTGTATAGGAATGATGAATGGTGTTGATAGGATACAGGAAAGGGGAAACCTGCATGTTGATGCCAAGCACATCACAACTTGATCACTGTTTCACTCCAATTCCCTCTACCCCACTCACATATATACATCGATGAGTGGTAATACTGCCTAATGCCACGCTTCGCGGGCTAGCTGAAGGGAAAGGGGAAGAAAGGGTGTCTTCCTAACCTACTGTCTCAAAGGCTGGCGCTCTTGACGTGGATGTGTGCTCTTGTTGTGTGATGTTGTGTGTGCTTTTAAAAAAGAACTGATACCCAGCCCTATTTAGGGTTTGAGTACCAGAGTGCTACGACCAGCAGTACAGTGATGGCAAAGCATGTGATAGCGAGTGATGTTTCGAATGTCATGGTGTGTCACCTGAATGGAGGCCCGAAGGCCCCCGATGGAGAGTTAAGCAGCTTGAGTGTTCTTGGCTTCAGCGTGGAGCAGACGGAGTTTGGACTCAGCGTCAGATGCAGCGAGCTGGGATTCGACAGCACGGATGCGGGAAGCAATGTCATACTTGCCACGGAGAGCGTCGAGTTTCTCGTTACGCTCAAGAGCAGAGATTTCATTGAAGCCTTCGGCAGCACCTTCGACGTAGGACGCCGTATGTACAGCAGCATTGGACAGCTTGGTGCCAGCAGTGAACAGGTTGGTCAGCATCAGGGCGAACTGGGCAACCATTGCGAAGATTTGCTTGAACATGGGTGTATCTCCTAGCTAGGGATAAGAAAGTAGTGAACACCGTTATGGTATCCACCACATAGCCGAAGGCTTAGTTGTTACGACACAGTTGGTAAGTCATGCGTGATACGTCTGCTACGTACAGGGATACGATGGCAATGCATACAAGTTCGACGAACATAGTGTGTACTCATGAGTAGGAGCAGGATTACTCCGTTACAGGGCCGAAGGCCCGTACAGACACAGTAGCGTAGCCATTGAGGAAAATGGAAAGCAAGTGAACCCCGGGGGGGTGGTCGGCTTTGGCTGTGGCCACTACATATGTCCTGCATTGACCAGTCTATGAAAATTTCCCACCCACTGCGACGAACGGTATATCATCCCCTATATTCTATCGACGGACGGCTTTCTCATGGCGGATAAGTACAAGCAGGCAGACAAGCCCTATTCCTACATCGCGGCAAGACTCGGCGGTACGTTCGACCCTTTACCTTATTGGTTTCGCCTTTTGGCAAATACCGGTATGCTAAGGTTCGATTCAGAGTTCAATGTGGAGGTTCAGCTCATTACCGGTGCCTGGGATCAGGTGAAGGAAGGTGACTGGGTCGTCGTGCAGCGGGCGGAAGTGAATGGGCCAATCGGCTACGAGCGGGCCAACATCTGGCATGTTGAGCACGAAGACTTCATAAAAGGGTGGGAGCGAGTATGAATACTGGAAATGTGGTAGATGCAACACGTTATGATCCTTACGGGGAAATGGGCCATGTAAAGGCTCTGCCTATCGCAGAAGCTGTTGAAGCCTATGTAAAAGCTGTTGAGTACTCAGGCAATGTGGGCCGGGTCACTGGTTATCCAGGTGGCACATTGGCCTGGGACTTAGAAGTCCATCACCGTACAAAGCTGGTTGAGGATGCTGCGTACTGCGTACTTCTCTCCGGTTTTGCTGCTCGTACAGAGGGGAAGGTAGAATGAACACACAAGATCCGTACAACGAGTTTGCTGACATATTGCCGCTGACTGTGGCAGATGCTGCCAAAGTACTGCGCATTATGACTGCGGAGTTCGCATTGGCACAGGAGAAAGTGGCAGAGGCTCAGCGTATGCTGGCTTTTGTCACCACACAACAGGCCCGTGCGGAGTATGCAGTAAAGCGTGCTGAGCATTGCCTGAAGATCTCTGCCCTGGCAGATCTGAAAGATAGTGGCGGTGCCGCATGAGTACCGAGGTAATGAGCCCGGATGACTTCAAACTGGCGTTACCTGTGCAGTTCCGCGGCAATGTGACGCAAGAGGTCATGGATGGGGTCAATGCGCTGTTGGCTGACCCTAACTTGGCGGAAGCGTACCGTGAGCGCATGATCGGGCACACGTCTGTCTTGCGGGAAGGGAAGTTCAAGCTGGAGAGCTATCTGGCTGCTGTGAAGTTCGTTACGCAGAAGATGATGAACAAGAGCGACATTGATGCGTATATCGGTACGTTCCCAGCGAAGTACCAGGACTTTGTCGCCCGGGGCGTAAGCCAGAAGGATATCAGCAGCTACGTGAGTGCGTTCAAGAAGTCGAAGCTCGTGACGAAGATCATGGAGCAGGCTTTGATCCCGGCGTGGGTCGGCAATGCTGACATGTATCAGCAGGCGCTCAATGCACAGTTTGACCTGGGCATGAATGCTGCCAGCGAGAAGGTGCGCGTGGAGGCACTCAACAGCGTGCTGGTGCAACTCAAGCAGCCGGAGAAGACCAAGATCACCCTGGACGTTTCCGAGGAAGTGGGCGACACCATGGCGGCTGTGCGCAAGCAGATGCAGGATCTGGCTGACCAGCAGCGGTTGCATATCCAAGGAGGCTTTGCCAATGCCAAGGATGTGGCGGCGCAGCGCTTGCCGTTTGAGATTGAGGCCCCCCAATGACAGCCGTTGTTGAAGTTCCTGTCGATGAAGTGCAACGTTCGGTGGATAGCTGGTTGGATAATGTCGATTACAGCATCGACCCTCGTTATGTGCCCAGTCAGTTCGCTTTGGAGTTCGTCACCTTCATTAAGCTGGTGAATGGCGGGCAAGGCGAGGAAAACGAAACACCTGTGCTCCACTTGAAGATGTTGGACAATATTGACGACATCGAGTACGACGATAAAGGCGAGCTGAACAAGTTCCCTCGCTTGGCAAACATGGTGTTCCGGGGTGCGGCAAAGACCACACTGATGGGGGAATATCTGTTCCTGTACATCGGAATGTACGGTGGCCTGCCCAACTTCGGCCGAATTGAGCTGGCTCTGTACGTCTCGGACTCCATGGAGAACGGCGTGAAGAACATGCGCAAGAACTTGGAGTTCCGCTACGAAGAGAGCGACTTCTTGCAGAAGTACATGCCGAAGAAGTCGCCTGACTGTCCTAATGGCACCGAGTTCACGGATATGCGCTGGAAGTTCCGTAACCTAGACGGGAACATCTTTATCGTCAAAGGTTACGGCGCCAAGACCGGTGTCCGGGGTTCCAAGGAAATGGGTAAGCGGCCACGCCTGGCAGTGCTCGATGACTTGCTATCTGATGATGATGCACGTTCTCCGACGGTAATTGCCGCGGTTGAGGACACAATCTACAAGGCGGTCGACCACGCACTGCATCCTGAGCGCAACATGATCATTTGGTCGGGCACACCCTTCAACGCGAAAGATCCGCTATACAAAGCGGTCGAGTCGGGGGCTTGGCGGGTCAACGTGTACCCTGTGTGCAACCAGTTCCCTTGTGCAGAGGAAGACTTCTGCGGTGCGTGGGCTGACCGTTTCACCTTCAGCTTTGTAAAAAAGAAGTACGAGACTGCGGTAAAGGTAGGCAAAGTCGACACATTCAACCAGGAACTGATGCTTCGCATCATGTCCGAGGAGGATCGGCTGATTCAAGACGGGGAAGTAGGCTGGTACAAGCACAAGAACGTGCTGGACTTCAAATCCAACTTCAACTTCTACATTACGACGGACTTCGCCACATCCGAGAAGCAATCGGCGGACTTCAGCGTGATCAGCGTGTGGGCGTATAACTACAACGGTGACTGGTATTGGGTGGACGGCATCTGCAAACGGCAGGACATGTCGGCCAACATCAGTGATCTTTTCACTATGGTTTCGCGTTGGCGCCCTCTTGGTGTGGGTGTGGAGGTCTCTGGTCAACAATCTGGTTTTATTCCTTGGATTCAGGACCAGATGATGCAGAAGAACATCTATTTCAACCTGACCAGTGAGGGGAACAGCAGTAAGCCGGGTATTCGTCCGAACACGAACAAGATGGTCCGGTTTAACACCGTGATCCCCTTGTTCAAGCTGCACAAGATCTACTTCCCTCTTGAGCACAAGATGGGGTCGATCATGATGGAAATGATGAACGAGATCAGTCTTGCCTCTAGTTCAGGGTTCCGGTCGAAGAAAGACGACTTCATCGACACCATCTCGATGCTCTCGGTGATGAAACCAATTGCCCCGACTGCCCAGGAGATTGATCATCGCACGGGCGGTGGAATGTGGGATGATGACGACGTATCCACAGCAAGCCCGCTTTCCAATTACTTAGTGTGAGGCAAAAATGAAACTCTCGACCATCTTCAGTCAGATGGAAACAACTGAGCTGAATCAACTGAGCTGCATCGATAAGGTCACGAAGAAGATCAGCCCGGACAAATACCAGGCAATCGTCGACGTAATGAACCAGGGTCTTGTTGACTTGAACACTCGCTTCAAATTCCAAATCGGCAAGGTCGAGGTACCGATCGATCCTGCTATTGGCGAGTATGACCTGAGCAAGTTTGACGCCCAGGTACGCGGACGCTTCATGCAACTGCATGATGTGAAGGATGAGTGTGGTAACACGATCCCGGTGAACACCTTCACCGACCGTGGGGTTAACTTCCGCTCGGCCCTGATCATGGAAGTGCCGGCCTACTTGCGGCAGGTGCACCCGATGCGGGTTGTGACAGTGCAGTATCGCTCACTGCCTAAGAAAATTGGGGACTGCTACGGTGACATCGACCCGGAGATGATCGACGTTGATTTGCCGGTGATGTACGTTTGGGCATTGTGCCTCTATGTTGCGAGCCGGCTGCACACCCCAGTGGGTTTAACGGACGGAACCTACCGAACCAACGCATTCCTGGGGTTGTACAACGCAGAGTGCAACCGCCTGGAGGAAGGTGGCTTTGACCTGGACTATCAACAGGACATGGGCCATCACCGTCGAGGCGGCTGGGCATAACGAAGAAGGGGACCGTTTGGTCCCCTTTCTTTTAAGTCGCGGCCACTATGGACACTTGCGTCTGCGGGAGGTCTTTTGCATGCACACGAACAGTGCCATTCTCATCCCGCAAGGTAACATCGACTTTATCAGTGCTACCAAACCCGCCGATACCGCGATCACTCGCTTCGCTGAACTTGTCGACGAATACCAGCTCAGGTGTACCAACCGGCACTACAATGAACTGAAACAGACGTTCGCCTGCTGCCCATTGAATAACATCTCCTGTGCGCCCACGCACGTTCACTTTCCACTCGCCTTCATAGTCGCTGTCGATAACACCAACAGTATTGCCCAATTGAATACCGTGTTTCACACCTGCGCTGGAACGTGGCAGAATCAGGGCAACATAACCCTTTGGCACTTTGGCTGCGAAGCCCAAACCCGTCAAATAGGAGGGGGTGCCCAAGGTAGCGCCTGCTACAGGCATGAACAGGTCATAACCTGCGGCGCCTTCGGTACCGCGTACAGGGGTGATTAAATCCGGGTGAAGTCTAACGATTTCCATTAATATGCTCTCTTTACTGGTTTAGGGGATGTGCACATGGCACAAGATGAACAACAACCGCTGGATACGCTGAACCAGCATAAACTGACAGATTGGTCTCACGAACCAACTCTGGCGGAATTAAAGCTCGATGTCGAGAACTCTGCTACTGCGCACAAAACGCAGGTGACGCTAATTGACGGCTGGCTTGAATATCTACACGCGACTGGTAAAGGTGCGGCGCCGAAGGAGAAGAACAAGTCTCAGGCCCAGCCAAAGCTCATTCGCCAGCAAGCAGAGTGGCGATACGCTTCTTTGTCCGAGCCTTTCCTTTCTTCCCCAGACATCTTCGAACTGAAGCCGGTTACCTGGGAAGATCGTAATGCTGCGATGCAGAATGGTCTGCTGCTCAACAACCAGATGAACACCCGCATCGACAAGCAACACTTGATCGACACGATGGTTCGCTGTGCTGTTGATACCGGCGTGGCCTTCCTGAAGACCGGTTGGTTGCGTGAAGTCAAGAAGGTGAAGCGCCAGGTACCTCAATACGAGCTGACGCAAAATCCTGAATACTTGCAGATCATGCAGGAACTTGATGCACTCAAGGCTGAATCGCCGTCGCAGTATTACGAAGTCGATGAAGGTTACCGTCTTGCGCATGAAACCTACGAAACCGATGGCATTCCGTATGCTCCGGTGCAAGTAGGGTTCATTGAAGAAGAACAGGAAGACGTTATTCAGAACCACCCTACGTTGGAGGTGATTTCACACAAGAACATCATCGTTGACCCAACGTGCAAAGGTATCCTGGAAAACGCCGGCTTTATCGTGCACAAGTTCCTGACCAGCAAGTCCGAGCTGAAGAAGGACGGTCGTTACAAGAACCTGGACAAAATTGTCACTGACAAGGCCCAGCCACTTTCAGAGCCTGACTTTGATGTGGGCGTAAAAGATCGGACGTTCAACTTCGCGGATAAAGCCCGAACCAAGATGGTTGCCTATGAGTACTGGGGCTTCCGTGATATTGACGGCTCCGGTGTAGTGAAGCCGTTTGTGGCTACCTGGGTAGGCGACATTCTGATCCGTATGGAAGAAAACCCGTTCCCAGATGAGAAGCTGCCCTTTGTTGCAATTCCATACCTTCCGGTGTACGAATCGGTATATGGCGAGAGCGATGGCTCGCTGCTGATCGAAAACCAGAAGACTGTTGGTGCAATCCAGCGTGGCATGATTGACGTGTTCGCCAAGTCTGCCAACGGCCAGACCGGTATTGCAAAGGGCGCCCTCGACGCACCGAACAAGCGCAAGTTTGTTGAAGGTGGTGACTACGAGTTCAACCCGGGCAACGATCCACGGTCGGCGATCCACATGCACACCTTCCAGGAAATTCCTGTGTCGGCGTGGCAGATGTTGCAAGCGCAAAACCAGCAAGCTGAAGCAATGACCGGGGTCCAGGCTTTCTCTGCTGGCTTGAGTGGTACGTCTCTGGGCGATACTGCCACTGGTGTGCGTGGTGCTCTGGATGCTGCGTCGAAGCGTGAGCTGGGCATTCTGCGGCGTCTCGCTGCCGGTGTAGTGAAGGCCGGCCGCAAGATGATCGCCATGAACGCGGCATTCTTGGAAGACAAGGAAGTCATTCGGGTAACCAACGATTCGTTCGTGGACATTCGACGTGACGACCTGGCCGGCAACTTCGACATCAGCCTGGGTATCTCCACGGCCGAGGAGGACAATGCCAAGGCTCAAGAACTGTCCTTCATGCTGCAAACTGTTGGCCCTAACGTAGGCTGGGAAGTGACGGCAATCATCCTGGCAGACATTGCACGCTTGCGCAAAATGCCTGACTTGGCCAAGAAGATTGAGGACTATCAGCCGCAACCTGATCCTGTTGCTCAGCAAAAAGCACAACTGGAACTCGCCTTGTTGCAGGCGCAGATTGTTACCGAACAAGCGCGCGCCGCACAGTTCGGCTCCAATGCTCAACTGCATCAGGTCAAGCAGGGCACCGAAGTTGCGAAGGCCAACGCACTCAATGCGAACGCCGACAAAACTAACCTCGACTTCTTGGAACAGGAGTCCGGTGTTAAGCAAGAACGCGATAAGGAGATCATGGACAAACAGCACCAGGGTCAGGCACAGTTGCAGGCAGTTCAATCAGCTATCCGGCAACAAGAAGCAAGTCAGATGAATAAACCTGGCGCTACGTAACGACAAGCGGTAATATGCGGGACTTCAAACGAAGTCCCCTTTAATTCACTCAGGAGCACCCCAAATGGGCAATGCAACTAAAGAAATCGAAGTAACCATCGAGCAGTGCAATGAGCGCATCGAAATGGCACGTAAGCTCGAAAGTCTGCTGAACAACCCCGACTTCAACGATTTGATCATGACCGGTTACATGGAGCGCGAGTCGCACCGCCTTACCCTCATGCTTGCAGACCCGGCGTGTGAAACTGCCCAAGGTCAGACCAACGTAGTGCGCGACCTGTCCGCCATCGCCCAACTCAATGCCTACTTCCGCAAAGTGCGTCTGGCCGGCAAAGTGGCCCTTAACACCAAACGTGACCACGAAGAAGAACTTCAACTGCGTCTGATCGAAGAGTTGGAGGAATAAGCCATGGCCGACTTCCTCTCTATGTCTGATGCGGACTTCTTGTCTGCCGGTCCCGCCAAGTTAGTGGAAGCGCAAGCCGCTTCAGAGGTTGCTGTCGATGCGGAGCCCGTCGTTGTTGCCGAAGTACCTGCCACCGTCGAAAGCACAGAAGTTTCTGCTGACGCTAATACGTCCCCCGAAGCTGAGCAAGAAGGCGAAACGCAGGGCGAAGTCAGCGAAAGTGCTGAAAGCCAAGCAGCTGACGACCTTACTGACCCGCTTGGCGAAGATGCCGACGTTGAGATTGATGGCCTCGTAGCTGAAAAGCCCAAAGTAGCGGCGGAGCCTGCTGCTTCTACTGGTTTACCTGAAGGCGTAGAACGTATCTTTGGGACTATCCGGGCCAACGGCCGGGACATGCAAGTCAAGAACGTCGACGAAGCTATCCGTCTTATTCAGATGGGTGCCAACTATTCGCAGAAACGTGCAGCTGACAAGAAGAACCTGTCGTATGTGCGAGTTCTGGAACAAAATGGCATGCTCGACCACGAAAAGTTGTCGTTTGCAGTTGACTTGCTTGCCGGAAAGCCCGAAGCTATCGGCAAGTTGTTGAAAGACAGCAAGATTGACGTTCATGAACTGGACGATGACAAAGTTGCAGCTTACCGCTCGGAATCTCGGGCACCGTCTGAAGCAACTATGGCCATCGAAGAAGTTGTCAGTGAGCTGGAAGGCAACGAACACTTCGGTCGTTTGGTTGGCGAAATGAAGAACTGGGATACACAATCCCAAGCTCTGCTGGGTCAACACCCACAATCGCTGGCACAACTCACCGAACAGGTCGAATCTGGCGTTTATGACAAAGTCATGGACGAAGTCAATCGCCAACAAGTTTTGGGTAACTTTAAAGGTGTACCGCTGATGCAAGTGTACAACCAGATCGGCCAGGAAATGGCTGCTGCTGGCGCCTTTAACGCCCCGGCCCCGAAGGGTCCAGTTACAAAGCTGGTAACTCCGGGCAAAAAACCTTCCGCAGCCCCAAAAGCTGATGAAGAACGCCGTCGCGCTGCTGCCCCGTCGAAGGGTGTAACGACTGCAACTGAAGAAGCAAAAGATCCGAAGTTTCTCGCTATGAGTGACGAGGATTTTATGAAGACCCTTAAACGATAAAAGGAAACGCCGACATGGCAGCGCCAAACGTATATAAACCGATGTCTTACAACGCCCCACCGGGCACCCCTTCGAGCATCGGTCCACAGGCTTACGAGGAGTTTCACCAGAAACAAGCCCTGATCGAAGCTCGACGTGAACAGTTCTTTACCCAACTGGCCGACGTGACCGTCATGCCCAAGAACATGGGCAAAAAGATCACCAAGTTCCACTACATCCCGCTGCTAGACGACCGCAACGTCAACGACCAGGGTATTGACGCAAACGGCGCCGTAATCGCCAACGGTAACCTGTACGGTTCCAGCAAAGACATCGGTTTGATCCCGGGCAAACTGCCGGCTTTGACTGAACACGGCGGTCGTGTTAACCGTGTTGGTTTCACCCGTATCGAGCTGGAAGGCACCCTGGAAAAATTCGGTTTCTACGACGAATTCACCCAGGAATCGATGGACTTCGACAGCGATGCCGAACTGGATATGCACATCACCCGTGAAATGGTGACCGGTGCGCACCAGATGTCCGAAGCGGCTCTGCAAATCGACCTGATCAACGCCGCTGGCGTGATCCGTTACGCCGGTGACGCTACCAGCACCGCAACTATCGGCAAAGATGACTTGGTCACCTACGACGACCTGCTGCGCCTGGGCATTCAGCTGACCAACAACCGTACCCCGCGTACCATCACGCAGATCAACGGCACCCGTCTGACCGACACCCGTACCATCCCAGGCGCCCGTCCTCTGCACTGCGGCTCCGAGCTGATCCCGACGCTGAAAGGCATGAAGGATATGCACGGTAACCCGGCATTCATCTCTGTTGAGAAGTATGCTGCCGGTGGCGAAACCCTGATCGGTGAAATCGGCCAGATCGATGAATTCCGCATCATCATCGTGCCGGAAATGCTGAAGTGGGCTGGCGCTGGCGCGGCCATCGAAGTTGGTGATGCTTCCAACCACGATGACGGCGTGAAGTACGACGTGTTCCCAATGCTCTGTATCGGTCAAGGCTCGTTCACTACCATCGGCTTCCAAACTGATGGCCAGTCGACCAAGTTCAAGATCATCAAGAAGATGCCTGGCGTTGAAACCGCCGACCGTCTGGACCCGTATGGCGAGATGGGCTTCATGGCCATCAAGTGGTACTACGGCTTCATGACCCTGCGTTCCGAGCGCATCGGTCTGATCAAGACTGTAGCCCGCCTGTAACGGCAAAGTAATACCATTTGGGGAGCTTCGGCTCTCCTTTTGGGTACAACCCACACCGTTTCCAGGAGAAACGCAATGTCCGAACAAACTTCGCAAGATCAAGCACCATCCGAACTGGAATTGCTGCAAAAACGTGCAGCTGCCCTGAACATCACCATTGACGGCCGCTGGGGCGTCGAAAAGCTGCGTGAAGTCGTAGCTGCTGCGTTGGCTGAAAAACCTGCGGCAACTCCTGCACCTGCGCCTGTTGTTGTACCAGTTGCACAACCTATTGTGGTAGCAGTAGCTAAACCAGTGGAAGAAGACGACAGCGAGATTAAATCTCCTGTTGCTCCTACTTTGATGCCAAGTCTCGCCGCTGCAACTGCCGCCGCCCTGGCGCCGGAAGAACTGGCCGCTGAAACCGAAGGCCAGAAGAAAAACCGTCTGCGCCGTGAAGCTCAGGCGCTGGTCCGTGTTCGCATCAGCTGCATGAACCCGACCAAGAAAAACATGAAGGGCGAGTTGATGTGTGTGTCGAACAAAAACTTCGGCACCATCCAGCGCTTCATTCCGTTCAACCGCGACTGGCATATCGAGAAGGTGCTGTTTGATGCGCTTTCCGAGCGCGAGTACATGGTGTTCGACCGCGAGAAGACTGGCCGTGCCAACATCGAAGTCGTGACCCCGCGTTGCGTCCCTGAATTCAACATCGCTGTGCTGCCTCCACTGACCAAGGGCGAACTGAAAGACCTGGGTCAGCGTCAGGCCATGGCCAACGGTACTGGTGAATAATCATGGCGCTACCAGATCCAATCACACTGGCTTCGCTTACAGAAGCCCGGGTTGACGGGTCTGGTGTCTTCGACACGCTTATGCGTGCAATGGCCGGCCACCTGGAACGGGAGTTTGACGACAACCGTTTGCGAGGGGCCGACTATGCCAACGTCTACCTGAACGCACTGACCCCGGTATTGCAAAATGCCGTGGGTTTTTTGCTTCAAAAGGATGAAGCTGCGTATAAAGCGCAGTTGGTTGAAGCCCAGATCCGGCTGACTGAAGTGCAGATCCGTCTGGCCGAGGCGGAACTTGAACGTGAGATTCTGACCAAAGCACTGCTTGCAGCGCAGGTCGATAAGATCACGCAAGAGATTCTGAACCTGAAGGCCGAAGAATGTGTGCTGAAGGCGCAGTACGACATCGCACTGTCGACCAATCTGCAAACTGTGGCACAGACCTCCCTGGTCAACCAGAAGATCGCCACCGAGAAGGCGCAGACCTCCGGTATCGGCATTGAGGTGGGTTCGGTAATTGGCAAGCAGGTTGCTCTCTATACCGCGCAAGCTGATGGCTTCCAGCGAGATGCAGAGCAGAAAGCGGCCAAACTGATGGTCGACTCTTGGAACGTGCGGCGGACCACAGACGTGGGCACCGTAGCGGATGCGACCAACCAACTGAACGATGCCAACGTAGGTCGGGCAGTCACTGCTCTACTCGCAGGTGCCGGGGCATAAACCAAGCGTGATAGGATAGGGGAACTTCGGTTCCCCTTTTTCTTTGGAGTCAATAATGGGGCTATTCAGCAGTAAGAAAAAATACACCGTGAACGTCACGGTGCAGCCCGTATTTCAAGATTCCCAGATCCCTACGAGTGCTCTTAATGGCATCATTAAGGGAATCATGCAGGATACTGATCTTGTGCCTACTCTTATGGAGGAACTCACGAACAGTATGGGAATTCGGGCAATGACCGGCTTAGCTAACACACGCAGCCGTCCTTATGACGTAGGCATCCCAAAAGCCAAAGTAGATACCGTCATTCAAGCGAAAGAGCAGGTAATTGCAGCAATCCAAGCAAACATCGGACTAGTAATCGACACCGAGTACTATTACATGGGTCCGCTGAACTCCGTGCACTACGGTTGGCAATATTGCTATGATGCCCTGGGTTACAATCCAAGCACCAACGAACTTGCTGGACTATCAGCAACTGTGGGCTTTCCATGCTATTTGGCTGACATTATCGCTACATACCTGAAAAGCGATTATGAATGGATGGTTGAAACCAATGATATGGGGATGCTAGCCCAACTCGGCCCTTCGCCACGTTCCGGCTATCGGCCCTCGGCGCCCTTCAATACTTTGTCGGGTATTGGGCAGTATGCAGAACAACCTGCATATGAAGTGAGCGACGTGGCTACTGATGACTTCATCACCATTCAGTACGAATTTAAGAACGAAAACGGCACTATTGTGCAACGTGGGATGACCGTGTCGATGGCCGCATTTGACAACACAACGGACTTCCACATGTGCCGTTATCAGGACACAACGGGAAAAACTGGATTCTTTACTTACCAGCATGGTGCAGGCACCTACCCATCTATTGATTTGGCTTATGCTTTGGAAGATTCCACACTAGGCACGTACTTTCCGTGGGCTTATTTCCGCGTGGCGGGGGAAGACGTATACCAGGTGGAAACTGAACAGTCTATTAACCAAATGAAGGCATGGTGCGACACCTTGGGAGTTAGTTACGACAAGCTGTATGAAGGGGTACAAGAAGACCCTAATGTGGACGATGTTGCACAAAGCATTTTAATGATGGCTGTTTGGCCTGGGCGGCAGAATATTGCGTGCCAAGAATACCTGTTCAAACACTTTTCAGCATTGCATGCTAATTCCATGTCTCAAGAGGCTCTTAGCTCCACCTTGCCCGGCCGTATGCAAAACTTCACGTCTTCCCCATCACAGATGCAACGTATAGGGGACAACCGTTTCAATATGTCCTTGCAGTACAGCGGGATTACCAAACGCAGGCTCACGGGCAAGATAGGCAAGCGTGGCACCTACAGTTCTAAATATGGGGAGATGTCGCAGAATCAACAGATCTTTATGACACAAACACCGGAAGGCGCAGGAGTCGGTACGACTGCTACCAGTCAGCCTGGTTGGGTGTATCAATTCCAGGTAACTGACACCATCTTCGAAGAAGTTATTGTTTATGGTTTACGCTCTAACTATGAAGTGCATAGAAAGAAGGGATTTGCTGCGGGTAACAACGAGCGTGAGCTTATTATCCCAGTAGACTCTGCAATTGCACAAACAATGTCAGTAGCTGCACGAGAACAGCTGTTTTGTCGTGCTTTGACTATGATGGTCAATACTGTGATCGTTACGAAGTCTCCATGGTATGCATCATCAGCGTTCCGCATTATCTTGATAGTTATTGCGATAGTAATCACTATCTTCTCTGCTGGTACGGCGTGGCAGACAATTGTAGCTGCGGCGTCGATAAGTATTACTGCACTGGCTATTACGGTGCTTACCATGATTGTGCAAGCTGTTGTGGTGTCTGCTGCGGTTAAACTGTTTGTTCGTGCAGTAGGTCCGAAGTATGCGATTATTGCGGCAATTGTTGCTGTAATTTATGGCAACTCTGGCTATGCCACTTCACAGCTTTCGGCTACCTGGGCAGAAAGCATGATTCAAGTAGGCACTGCCTTAGTAAGCGAAGCTGCTACTGTGAGTCAGCAACAGATCGCCGCGGGCATCCAAAACATCGTGGACGATGCGCAGGCATTTTCTGTGTGGGCAGCGGAGCAACTGGATGGGCTTGGTGATAAGATGCAAGCCTTGGGCTTAAACCCGGCTATTGTCGGGCTGGAAGCCTTTGATGTGGTAAGAATGGGTCCGCGGCTTGTGTTGGGGGAATCCCCTTCTGATTACTACAATCGCACCATTCACGCAGGCAACATTGGTGTCTTGGGTATCGAGATGACGGAAACCTTCGTATCGGTACAGACTCAGCTACCAACCTTCAACCAAACGCAGGAGACTTTCAACTATGGCGAATAACAGCTTCATGCCCTTCGATTTCAGCAATCTTTTCGGGGGCTTGTTCGGCAACAATAACAACCAGCAAAATGCAGGCAGCTTCGGCTCCCAGGCAGGCAACTTCTTGGGTGGGCAATCTGGGTCTACTTCCCCTAGTTTGTTTAGCCGGCAGAGCCTGTTTGGCGGCACTGACGCCACTACCGGTATTTCCTCCGGTGGTTGGGCACCGGTGGCCCTGGGCGCAGGTCAGGCTATCTTTGGCGCCCTCCAGGGCAACAAAGCAACCAAGCTGGCAGAAAACCAGTTCAAGGAATCGGTTCGCCAGTTTGACTTGAACTTCAATGCACAACGCAAGTCGATGAACACTGAGTTGGAAGATCGTCAGCGTGCGCGTGTTGCATCCAATGCCGGGGCTTATGAGCCGGTATCCGACTACCTCAAGAAGAACTCGGTGTAATCATGGCCGGACCAATCACTTGGCGGAACATTGGCGGGGGTGGTGGAGGCAACTCCACCGCTTTGCTTGCCCTCGGCAATCAGCAGGTTCAGCAGAGCTTCAACGCTTTGCAGGACATTTTTAAAAACGAAACGCAGCTGCAAGCTAAAAACCAGCAAGCGTTGACAGCCAACAATACCGCTCAATATCTGGATGCGGTCAATGCGGCGGACCTCAATGGACTACAAGATCCTGCACAACGCTCGAACCTCGAAGCTCTCCGATCAGGCTTCGGTGCCGCAATTGATCGCAATGCAACTCGCAATGCAATCGACAACCGAATCGCCGGCATTCAAAAGCAGACCCTGGTCGGAAACCAGTTCCAGGATCAAGCGACGGAACGAGAACAACGGGGGCTACTCGACAAAGGTCTAGAGCTGGCCACGTCCGGGGATATGCAGGGCGTGCAGAAATTGCTGTCCGATACCCAGTTCTTGAACGAAGGCAAAGTCACCAGCGACCTCATGGGAGTGCTGGATGCTCGCACCCGACGTACTTATGCTGCTGAGGACCAACAGCGTCAGGATCGCGCTGAAGGCCGTCAGATCGCACAATTCCAGGAGAGCATGGCGGCTGCGGCAGAGAACCGTATCATGCGCAAGGAAGATCGTGCTGATCGTGCGGACGCTCGCGCGTTCACCCAGGGTGCTCGGGTTCTTGACGATGCGTCGAACCAGGCCAAGGAAATCCTGAATTCCCGCCTGGCGGGTAACGAATGGGCAAACGTATCGACTGATCCTGCTAAAGATACCCAGGTGCTGTTGAAAACTGCCGGGGGTCTGGATAAGTTCACCTCCTTCCTCAACACTGATGGCACCGATTACAAGCAGATTCAAACTGGTGTCACAGACCTGCTGTCGAAGGGTATCGAGGTAGAAGGCGAGATCTACAAGGTGCCTCCGGCTATCTTGCAGCAGGTGCTGAACTCCAAGGCCGCCAATTGGAACATCACTGACAACCCGATGGATGCTATCCGTAACGAAATTAAAAATAGCCTATCGGGTAATGAAGGTGCGGGTAACCGTGCAAAAGTGCGTGAAGCCGCCGATATTCGGGCCTCTGCGAGCAATTTCATGCAAACAGTTAAACGGGCGAAAACACAATTGGGGTCTAGCTCTTCCCTTGATACTTCTGGTATCGTTAGCGCTCTCGCTGAGTTGGCAGGCAAAAAACCGGTCACTTCTTCGAAGTCATCCCAAAACCTCCTGCCAAGTGCAGCTGAGGATTTACCAGAATCCTGGCCCCCTAAAGGACAGGAAATGAACTTCCAGTAGGAGCAATGACATATGGCAAACGGCGATAACAACTTCGGTTTTGACGAATTGTTCCCTGCCGGCCTGCCTGCTGCAAAAGAAGGGGCGTTCAAGCCCCTTTTTGACCTTTCAGCGAAAGCTGAGTCGGTTGCGGCAGCTTCTGAAGAAAAGAAGCAGACTCTTATCGGGAAAATGGGTTATGACGCCGAAGATACCGTGGGCACCATCGCTAACTATGGTGCTCGCTTTGCGTCCGGTCTAAGTCGCCAGGTTCTTGGCAACTTGGCTACCCTGCCTCTCGATGTGATTTCTGGCCTGGCCCAAGGGTCCGTTCCTGAAGAACAAGTGCAAGCGTTCAACCGCATGCAAACCAATCAAGCAAGTGACGCGGATATGGCTCTGTTGAACCAGACTGCACCACTTGATGACGGTATCCCGCAGACTTACCTTGAGCGCCTGCAAGGCACCCAGGGCATTCAAAAAGTTGCGCAGAATGTCGGTGATTTCTTCGACATCTCTAGCATTGTGGACACCACCCGCTCCGAGCGACTGAGCCGCGATATTCGTGAAGCTGCTGGCGATGGTACTGCGCAGCTGCGCGGCGCCAAAGAAGCCTTCAACGAAGGCCAGTACCTGGAAGCTGCTGGTGAAGGTATCAAGGGTCTCGGCAATACTGTTGGCCCTGCTTTGCTTGCTGGTTTGCAGTCTCCTGTCGCTGCCGGTGAATACGTCGCAGAGAACATCCCTCAGATCGTTGCTGCTGCTTACAACCCATCCATTCTGGTTGGTACCAACGCCGGCTACGGTTATGACACGTACCGTGAAGGTATCCGTGACTACGCCAAGAAGAACGATGGTCAACTTCCAAATGCCGACGAGCGTGCGACCATGGGTCTGTTCGCTGCATCGGCTGCTGGTGCTGAAGTAGTTGGCGATGTTGGGCTGCTCAAAGGTATCCGCGCTGCGGGCACCGGCTCTGGCAACAAGGCAATGAGCGCTGCTATGGGCATTGGTGGGGCCGCTGCACGCGAAGGCGTGACTGAGGGCTACCAGACCTATGCTGAGAACCGTGCTCAACTGAAAGACACCACGTTGGAAGATATCGTCGAAGGAGCCACCATTGGTGCGCTGGTTGGCGGTAACTTTCAACTGGCTGCTGAAATTGGTGGGGGACCGAAAGGTGATGCTGCACCTGCCAGGAAAAACGCTGTAGAAAACGCATTTACTTCCGCTGTGGAATCCGGTGATGTTTCATCCCTGACCGACAGCACTTCTCCTGCATATAGCCCGGTGCGCGCTGTTGAAGCCCTGCATCAGATGAATCTGCAAGATGGTGCCAAGGCCGAGGAAAACCTCGCTCAAGTCGACCGTATTCAGCAAGACGTGACAGCAGACCTGTCTTCGATCCAAGCCCGTATGGAATCCACTACGCCTGAGCGTGTGGCCCAGATCGGTGCGCTTGTTCAACAAATGGAAGTCGCAGGTTCCGACCAAGCCGACATTGCTGAAATGCGCCAGATCCACGAAGCTGTATCGTCGTACACGCCTGCCCAACGTAAGGCTGATGAAACTCGTGCTGCTCAACTGGAAAGCCAGCTGAGTGAGATTCACACTGCTGCCGAGCGCATGCGCGTAGACGCCAGCCCTGAGCAGGCTGATGTTCAAGCGCTTGCAACCGATGCACAGACAGGTGATCAACAAGCGGTTGACCGTTTGCTGACCCTGACCATGACCAATCCTGAAGCCGTCGACACCTCGGTCGCTGAGTCTCTTGCACAGAGCGAAGCCTTGACCGAGCCGCAACGTAACGCTATGCGCCTCTTCACAGAAGCACAGGTGGCCGCTAATGCCTTGAAGGGCATGCGTGGTGTTAGTTCGGAAATTGCCACTGGTGGCGATGGTTTCAAGGGTATCTCGCAATATCGCAATGCAATCCGTATGGCCCTGGCCAATGGCAATGAAAGCGCCGCCCGCTCGCAAGTCGATGGCGTTCGTGCTTTTGCTGCTAGTCGTGTATCGAAACTGGAAGCTATCACCGCTGCTTATGAGCAAGTGAAGGGCACAGACAACTCGATCAACATCGTGCGGAATGAGCAAGGCGAATGGGGTCCGACTTCCTTGAAGGGCACAGCTCTCAAGAAAGCCAAAGGTCTGGTAGTTGATGCCCGTTCCTTCAACCTACGCGACGGTGTAGCTACTGAAGCGGACGTGTTAGCAAAAACTGCTGATGCATTCGAAGCTATGGTAAATGCTGCTCCATCTCCTGTATCGCAACCGGTTGTGCAACCGACTGCGGATCAGGGTGAAGTTGCCGCTGCAACCCCTAAAGCTGATGCAAACGCCCCAGTTGACGCAGCACCGGTAGCTCCGGTCGCTGAACAGACTGCTGCGCCTGCACCTGCTGAAGAAGTTGTGGCAAAGCCGGAAGATGCCCCGAGCGTGACCGAGAAGGCTCCTGCAAATGCAGGCCAGCTCACCACAATCGGCGAGCGAACCGGTGAAGCGGTAACCGCGGACAACTACCGTTCTGTCAATCTGGTTTCCGAGCTGTTCGACCAAAAGGTCGGCTCTGACACCGATGCAAGCGTTCGCCCGCTGGTAGCTGTCAAAGACTTCGCTTCGGCCATTAAAGCCGGTGAAGTAACCGTGCAAGACTTCCTTACCCAGGAAGGTCCACTGCCGGCCCCACAAGTCACGGCACTCAATGCATTTTTCAACTTTGCTCAATATTCTGAGCAGGCAATCCGCAACCAGTTCAAGGTCACTGCTACTCGTGCCAAACGCCCGGACTTCTTCTATCGGGACATGGCGCAGTTCATGCAGAACGCGGACGGCCAAATTGACGAGAACTTGGCGACTGCCGTGTCTTACGGCATGTTCTCGTGGGCAAACGAAAACGCAACTCAACTGCGTAACAGTCCTGAGTCGATCAACACTATTCTGATGCGCGACCTGGACGATGAAGTCTCCAATGCTGCGTATGCGGCGCTATCGGCTATCGGTACACGAGAGTCGGTCGTCGCTTCGCAGCTTGGTGGCCGCATCCTGCAAGCCCTGGGCCTCCAGGTAAATCAGAACGGTACTCGTGCTGAGCTGAGTAAACTGGAATCGTCCGTAGGCGAGCGAGCCATTGCTGCCATGGTCAAGTTGGGTTTGGTAGAACGTACCCAACTCGCGGACCAAAAACTGCAAGTGCTGATGGGCAAAACTGAATTTGATCCTAAACTGACCCACAACTTCGTTGTTGTGAAGTCGGTGACCGATGCTGAAGGCAAACTGCAACCGGCACCGGTTGTGAAGCGCATTCGTGAGCGTTCGGTGGGTTCCCAGTCGGTTGTGTCCAAACTGTTTGCAGTAGAGGCTGCTGGTGTAGAGCCGAGCTACAAGCCGATCCCCTTCACCCAAGAATTCGCTAAACGTACTAGGCAAGCTGTGCCTAAGACCCTGGCCAAGATTTTGGACAAGGAAGGTGCAAAAGCTCACGTTGTTCGCCAGAACATGTGGCACGTTTGGGGCAAACTGAGCAAGCAGGCTCTCTATGAAATGGGCGGCGTGGTCTCGACCACCGATGCACCAACTCACGTTGAGAACCTGGCTTCACGCCAGGCGAAGAATGATGGCCTGATCCAACAAGTGGACAACTTCGACGCATTCGTTAACGCGATGACCGCCGATAGCTCGACTGAGGGTCTGGACCAATCGTTGTACTTCGGCCGCTCCGTTTGGAAACCTCAACGTGTTGGTTTGACTGCAAACGTGATCAACCCGCAGACTTCGAAGATCCACCGTCACATGCTGGCCATGTCCGGTTGGAATGCTACCGTCAACCTCGACAACAAAGCCGAGATGGACAACTTCAAGCTCCGTGTGTTGGAAGCGTTCGGCAAGAAGACCGAAGCAACCACTACCGCCAAAGTGTTGGCCGGCTACGATGCTGTCGTGTCCAACCCTGCAATTCAGGCTGGTATCGACGCGCTGGCTGAAGTCCTGCGCGACAATGGCACCGTGAATGAAGCCGCTATCGTCGACGCTGTAAAAGCGGCCGGCGAGAAGTTCCATTCCTTCGATGCGCTGGTTGCCTTGGCTGAGCAACGTATTGCCGAGCAAGATGGCAAGCCTGCGTTCGAAACCGCGATGATGGGTGAAGTGGACGGTGTAACCAACGGCCCTATGCTGTCCCTGCTGATGCTGGGTGCCAAAGGCTTTGAAACTATGAACCAAGGTGGTTTCTTTGAGCTGGGTAGCCAGTTCACACAGTTCAACGACTACAAGGCCCAGGGCAACCTCGACCTGTACGAGTCGAACATCGCTCAGGCACTGAACCGCCTGCAAGGTCGCCAGCAAGGTCAGCTCGACGCTATGTCGGTCATCACTGGCCAACTGCAAACTGCCGAAGGCAACGTGACCTCTAAAGGCCGTAACATTATCAAGAAGCCGCTGACCGCCCTGATGTTCGGGTCCAACCCGACTACCGCGGTACAAGGCATGGCCGACGGCTTCATTGAAGCGATCTACAGCCGTATCGAAGATGCAGCTGCTGCCCGTGACAATGATGCAATCGCCCCCTTGTTTGGTGCTGTGAATACCCTGACTCGCTCGCCGAAGTTCGCTTTGGATGTGAAGATGGGCTATGAGCGTGCCCTGGAAACCAAGTTGACTACTCAACAGCAAGACGCGCTGAAACGCTCGTTCTATGAGTTGCTGGGTGAGCCGACTGAGAAAGCTCTGGCCGACAACTACGCTACCTTCATCGCTCGCCGGAACGTGATCAACCAGACAGCACAACTGTCGTTTGACCTGTTCAACGCTGTGCGTGATGGCGTGACTGAGTTCGTTGAGTCGACCAGCCAGGATGTGCCACGTAACAATGCTGGCGCCGCCATTCGCACGCTGACTAAAGAGCAACAGGCACAAGTAGATGCACTGATGGGCGACATGGCCCCGATCCTGCAAACTGCTATGTCTCAGGCATCGAAGCAACGTGAAGCTGGTATGTACATGGCCAAGTCGAAGCGTTCGCTCGATTCGTCTGCTGCCTACGAGCAAGAAGTCGCTTTCGGTGAAATGGTTAACACCATTGCCCCGGACGGCTCCATGCAGGGTATCGGCTCGACTCGCCTGTCGTCTTCGCGCACTCAGGACATCGACCCAGGTGTAATGCCTTTCATTACCTCCATTCACTCCAGCGACTCGGCTATTGCCTCGACTGTGTACGGAATGATGGAAGCACTGAACGTTCACGACGCCTTGGGCGTAGACCTGAACAATGTGGCCAAGGTTGGCCAGGAGCTGAACAAAGCGACGTTCAACACCATGCTGGAATACTCGTCCGCGACCGCAATGAGCAACATGCTCGATGAAGTCCTGGCCGGTGTATCCAAAGTGATGCAGAACCCTGAGCTGGCTGCACGCATTCAGCCTAAGCTGCGCGAGAAGATGGTTGCCCGGGCTGAGAAGAAGCGTGGCTCTATTGCTGAGCAACTGACCGCTATTCGTGAGACTGCGACCCAGGCGGACACCGATAAGCTGAATATGCTGAGCAACATGCAGGCAATCGGCCAATACGCTACCGACGGCGGTTCTTACATCGTGACCGACGCTGACCGTGCAAAAGCACAGGCCAAGTTGGACGAAGTGGGTTCCACCTTCAATGCTGCGGCTGAATCTGTGGCTGAGCAACTGGACGCCGAAGCAAGCATCGTCTCAGCTGTGTATGTTGCAGGCAAGCAAGCTGAGCTGTCCAACACGTCGGTAACGACTCTGGCGCCGGCCACTTCTCTCAATACTCTGGCTTCGCTTGAGCAGACCCCGGCTGTTGTGCAGGTAATTGATTCCATGGTTTCGGGTAACCGAACTCTGGCCGATGCCCTGCAAGTTCTGCCTGAGCATCAAGCTGCCGAAGTAGTTGAAGCGGTAAATGGTGCAAGTGAAGCGAAATTGTCTGTATGGGGCCGCTTGGGCACCCCTGTCGTACAGTCCGACGTGAACTTGGTGCAACTGCTGGACACCACGGGCATGACTGCTCACAACCTCGTTGATTCGCTGGTTGAGTACGTACAGAACCCGTTCCAGAAGACTGTGCTCAAGATGGCCAAGAAAGGCATCTCTGCTCGTATGCCGGTGACCTACATCACTGCCGAGACCGGACCAGAAGGCGCATTTGGTGAAGGCGTAGACAAATCCCGCGGTTGGTACGCACAGCGTAACGACCAAGCCGGGTTGTTCATTAAATCCCCGGACTTCGTTGAATCGGGTATCACCCCTGAGCTGCTGACCCATGAACTGGTGCATGCTGCTCTGGCAAACCTGATCGACGCAAACCAAGGTAAGAACACCCTGGCCGGCCGCGCTGTAGCGGATCTGGAAGTGCTGCGTACCCAAGCTGAAGACTTCCTCGCCAACAATGGCGCCCTGTCTGCTAAGTACCGCAACGCCACGTCGAACGTGCATGAGCTGGTCTCCTGGGGCCTGTCCAACCAAGACTTCCAACGTGAAGTGCTGGGCCAGGTATCGGTGCCACAGAAAGACCGATCGATCCTCGACGGCCTGAAGGGTTTCATCAAGTCGCTGACTGAAATGCTGTTTGGTGCCAACACTCCGTCGGCAAACAACGGTATGGCCAACTTGATCGCCAACTCTGCTGTTCTGTTCCGTGAAGCGGCCCAGGCGCAAGAGAAGCGTGCGACTGCAACCCACAAGTACGAAGACGCCATCGACCACATCAACGCTATGACTGCTGAGCAGGTGTTTGACGCTCTGGCTACCGTAGGCAACCACAAGACTGATGTGGTCCATGCTGAGTACCTGCGTGACCTGTTGGCGCAGACTGTTAACCCGGTCTACGGCCCATACGGCGCATTCAAAGAGGCAGCATCGGCAAACCGTGCGCTGACCCCGCTGGATGTGTTCCTGAAAGCGGTGAGCACCGGCCAAACTCCGTTCAGCTCCCAGGCAACAGCCGGCCAGTTCATCCTGTCCCAGCAAGAAGCATTTGTGCTGGAATCGGTAGAAGCGACCATTTCCCACGCCATGGAAACGAAAGAAACTCTGTTCGTTCGCCAGGGTCTGGAAAACCTGTTCAAGGAGGCACGTTCGAAGCTGAACCCGGACGGGCGCAACTTGCACGCTGGCGATTGGGCAACCGCAAGCCAGAATGAGAAGGATGTCGCTAAAGCGAAGTGGGACTTCCTGTTCCGCCCACAAGTGAGCGCAACTGGTCGCAACAATTACTTGGCACGCTTTGCTGCCCTGGGCCTGGCCTCGGCCGAAGTCCGTAATGCACTTGGTTTCTCGACCAACAACTTCGAGACCCCGTTGAAGGGTCTGCCGATCACCAGCAAGCTGACTGAGTTGTTCCGTCGGGCAATGACAGTCTTTGCCCGCCTGGCAACCAAAGTCATCCCTGGCACCTCGGGCAACGTCGCACTGAGCACTCTGGTAGAGCAACTGGTGGACATCGAGGCCAAGCGTAAAGCACGCATGGACCAGGAGAAGGTGAACCACTTTGACCAGCTCGAAACTGCGCTGGCCGGTGTGGGTGACTCCATCCTGGAAAAAGCTGATGCACTAGGCCGCGCCGGGTTCATTCGCAAGTCGAAGATCCCGTTTGTCGCCGGTCTCGGCGCTGTGGTATCCACCGCTGCCGGTAACCGCCTGGATGCGGTACTGAATGCCATCACAATGATGCGCGATCAGTCTCAAAAGAGCCGGCACGGTGTGGTGATGGGCATGCTGACCGAATGGCGCGGTGTGTACGATTCTCGCCGTTTGGCTGCTGAATTGTTCAAAGGTGCCAAGGCCAACGAGCAACAGCGCAAATCGGTTATCGAGACCACTGCTGCATCGGTAAACGAAGCATTTGCAAACCAGGGCCAAGATTTGACCCAGGTGCAACGTGATGCGCTGACTCGTGTGTTTCTGCGGACCAATGCCCAGGCAATCGCCGCTGCTCGTGGTGTCGACGGACTGCGCGACCTCATGGAAGACCCTGCTGCAATGGCGGCATACCGTTCAGACTTGGAAGCACAGGTAACTGCGCTGACTCCGAACTATCTGTACATGATCAGCCAGGCCAAAGACTTGGCGCACCACAAGGTGGTGGGCGGCTCGACTTCGGCCAACCTGATGCTGTCGACCGGCAACATTGCGGCCATGTTCGGCACCAAGAAGAAAGTTGCTGCCAATGCCGCGGTTATCACGCTGCTTGAGCAACTAGTGGGCGTATACGGCCTGGACTACAGCGGTGATGTCGATCTGCGCAATGCTCGTGAAGTTCTGCGCACTGAGATGAATCGTACCGACGGCAACGGCGTGGACTACATGCTGAAGCTGCACACTGGTCTCCAGGCCAAAGCAACTGCTGACCTGTTCAAAGGCACCGAAGCGCTGCAACAGACCGGCTATGTGGCGGAGATCCACGACAACAAGATCGAAGTCTTGCTGGTAGCCAAGAGCGACGTAGCTGCACACGAGCGCGCCGGCTACATCGTGGGCACTGCCCTGCAAATGGACCCGAATGTGAAAGGTCTGAAAACCACAGGCCGTGTACTGATGACTCGCCGTAGCGCCGGTCAAACTGCGCTGCTTACTGGTGCCATGTCTTTCACCGGCAACAATGCCAAGGGTTCTAGCCCGGTCACCGAAGCTGTCAACATGATGGCCGGCAACCAGACCTCTGCCGCTGTACGTCAGCAGATTGCACAGCAGAAGGCCCAGGCAGTGGCTGATTTGTTCCACCGCCCATTGTCTTACGACCCACGCAAGGCACAAGCTGGGCACATGGTCCCCACCCTGGCGCCTGACGGCCGAATAGCTGACTACCGTCACATGATGACCGAACAAAACCGCGATGTCCTTTTGGACCGCGATAATTCGATGGATCAAGTGCTGGGAGTCATGGCTGGTCAAATTGCTGACAAAGTGTCCACTGTTCAACAGAACACTGACGTTGTTCGCTCGATGTATGATCAATACCGCGCTGACTACACTTCGCGCCCTTCTTCGTACATTCGTGTGTCCGCGGACAGCAAAGACAAAGGTTTGGCCGAGACTTATCGCCTGTTGCCAGAAAGCACCAAGCAAGAGATCCGCAAGGTATGGAAAGACGACGCAATGTATGTGCCGGCTGACCAACTCGATCTGATCTTTGGCTATCGCAAGTTCAGCCTGACCAATTCGTTTGACGAATTGCCAGGTGACCGCAACATGTTTGAAAAGGTGCTGGTTGCTGCTACTTCTGCGATCTACGGCGAGAAAGCTGCGCTTCGCGTAGGTCAAGCTGAAGACATCATGCAAACCCTCGTTAAAGAGATGAAAGACATTCTTGTTGTTAAGAACATCTTCACTCTGGCGGGCAACATCACGTCGAACATGACATTACTGGCTTGGGAAGGTGTTCCATTGCGGAAGGCCGCGGCTTCTCACGCTATTGCTATCAAAGGTGCAATCGATTTCCGTAAGGATTCGAAACGCCTGCTGCAATTGCAACAAGCTGTAGAAATTGGGTACTTCGCTGATAACACTGCTGCTGGGGCAGAGATTCTGGAAATTCAGGATCGTTTGGCACGTAACCCGATCAAACCATTGGTGGATGCAGGCTTGATGCCTACTATCGTGGAAGACGTTGAAGTTGATGACGACCGCTACACCTACAAAGCTCACTTGGCCCGTAAGGTGGAGAAGTTCACTGATAAGGTTCCAGCTTGGATGCGTACTGTCGGTAAACAGGTCTACATGACCCATGACACCGCCACGTATAAATTCTTGAGCCAAACAACTCAGTTGTCTGACTTGGTGGCACGTTATGCGCTATTTGAGCACTTGACTACCCGCACGAAAGATCCTCTGAGTGTTGCTGATGCTTTGCACCAAGCTGAGGACAGTTTCGTAAACTACGACCTGCCTTCGCACCGCACACTGCAATATCTGAACGATATGGGCATTGTGATGTTTACCAAGTACTACTTGCGTATTCAGAAGGTGATCATGCGTCTTGTGCGTGAGAAACCTGTACGTGGTCTGATGTTGGCAGCAGTTGGTCATATGTGGGCCGGTCTGGATTCCATCATGGATTCCAGCTGGCTCAACAAGATTGGCAACAATCCGCTGCAAGATGGAGCACTTGGTTACCTCGGCTCGTTGAAAGAGCTGCCAGCAATCAAGTTCCTGTAACAAGGACGGGAGGGGCAGGATTCGAACCTGCGGTGACGAAAGTCACGACCTTATGGGAATGCATTAAACCGCTCTGCCACCCTCCCATGTAAAACAAACAGCCCCCTTACTTAGGGGGCTTTTTCATTGCGTCAATCACGAATTCCTTGATCGCTGCCCAAACCAGGAAGAGTATGAAGGCAAGCACCAACATCACTGCCAAGACAAAGCAGACGATCTTGAATGCGTAGCCCAACACTACAATCGTAGTGAGGAAGGCGATCAAGGCACCTAATCCGATACAGACCGAGAAAAGGCGCCTGATCCCCCGGATCAATGCTTGGTCGGGCGACGGATGATCATAGCTTCGCCGACTGCCTTACCGTTCAGGTAAATCAGATCGTCGTCACCGATAGTCATACCTTCCGGCAACTGGGCGTTGATTTCAGCACGGGCCGCGGCCATAGGGTCGACCGAACCTTCGTGTTTGCTGGCCGTGCCTTTATGGCCTGGAGCCTTTGCTTCTTCAACTGGTTTGAACAGATCAGCTGCGGCATTGGCCAGGATATTGGCTGCTTCCTGCTGATTGACGTTGTACAGGGTTGCTGATGCCTCTGCGAGCAAATTGGCAGCGGTTGCGGCTGCAAGCAGAGCTTCATTACATTTTCGGCACATACTGCGTTCCTTCTGTTGGTGGGTGTATTGGTAGTGCAACTGCCGAGCTTCCCATGGCAACACTCATCGCTGAGTGGCAGTTGCACGACCAAAACACCCTCCATGTGTAAACCTCTCCGAAGAGTCAGCTTACGGCGGTTGATGTTTCGGGTGAGTTACCAACTCACAAGGTTATAGGTTATTACGCGAGCGTTACGGGCTCGCAAGCACCGGACTTCGGAGAACGATGCTTTATGTCTTTGAATCGGTAACCCCACTGTGGGCCTGCAAAGCCAGGGGACGCATAGTGCAGCTTACTCGCTGCGCGTGGATGTGTAACACACAAACAAACAGTATCTCGATGTAACATACTCACGAATGAGTATTGGAGAGCATCTGGGCATTGTTTCTGTATCTGCCCTCTAAGTGCGGGCGTTTCTGTAGCCCATCCCAGATGCTTTCCAATACCGATTCTGAACTCGATATTGGGTTCGATCTTATGTTCGAACAGACATAACCAGAATCGTTCTGGTGTAGACGGGCCGTTATATCCCGGCTCAAGGATAGGATCGGGGGCCTCGCAGTAGTTGCGAGATCTTAGCTTTTATCCGGACTAAGCCGGCCCCAATTTGACGGTACACCCAAGAATCGAACTTGGATACCGGGAGCGACCCGATATTCACACATAATCACCAGACCTGCTGATGTCACGTCAATTCATGGAGCTACCATGTTTATCAGTGACGGCAGTTGTGTGTATGCACCAAAACTTCAAAATTCCGGCTCGTTGTTTTCCAAACAGTTTTCGCGGTAACAAACGACGTGCTGTTTGCCAACTTCAGTTGGTTTTGGTGTTCAGTACCGATCACACCATTATTCGTTCTTTTTATTCCCGGAGTACGAATGACACAGTCCCCTCCGTGTTGCTTAATCGAGCGTGGTGCGAATTTCACTGCGAGGAGTCCATCCGCTGCTGGATTGAACCATGCAACCGATAGACCCGCTGAACTTCACAACACGCTCTGTCTGGTAGCCGTACCAACTGCACTTGCCCCATCCAAAGCCCCAACCGATACCGATCACGACAATGAAGAAGGCCAGCACAATTAATGTGGCTTTCAGGTGAGCCACTTAGGCACCCTTGCGGATTTCGAAGTGTTCTTCGCTCAGGCGGTAGCCCAGCTCGCGCGCGATCTCTTCGATCACTTTGCGTTCTTCCGGCTCGACTTCGCCGTCAGCCTTGGCGATTGCCAGGACGTTCAGCACCACGTCTTCGACGTGTTCGTCGTTGCCTTGGATGTCGCGGATTTCGCGCAGGATCTTGCTGCGGCCGACCAGGAAGTCACCTTCCAACAGATCGGTGAAACGACGAATCGTCTTACCGATGTCGGCGCCGAAGTGCTTGAGGTTTTCATTACCGGCGATCAGCTTTTCGAGCTTGGTCAGCTCGTCTTTCTCGATGTCGCCATCAGCTGCGGAGACCAATAGACCGCCGCCGACGATTGCTTCCATCAGGTCGCGGTTTTCGACTTTCTTGGCACCGCGGAACAGCTTGCCAGCGAGTTTACTGAACATGATCATTTTCCTGGATTGGCAGGTCATTGCCTGGGGGCCGGGTTGACGCTGCGACAATTTTGGTACGCATGTCACGGCCAACGGCCGCGCCTAATGCCCACTCTTGATGATTGAAGGTGTCGTCTTCAGGGAAGGCGTTCACCAACTGGCCTGGGTCGGGCACCGTAAAGGTTTGCTCTAAACCAAGGTTGTAAGCGGCAGAGGTGACTGACGCTACTGGCGCCTGCGAAGTGCCTGTCAGCTCGAACTCGGTCATGTAGCCAACATAGGCCACGTTGATCAAGGTCGAGCCTTCAGGGATCTGTCGGCTGGCACGGGCACCATTCAAAATGGGGATCGTGACAGCACGCGACTTCGACCAGACAAATGCACTCAGAGGGACGTAAGCCCCCGGCTGAGGCACCGACCAGACTGCCAGGAACCAATGCCGCTTTTTATTGCGGTCATCGGCCTGGGTCATGATCAGTCGAACAGGTTGTCGGCATCGGAACCGGCAACATCGGCGCCAACTTCGGCAGCGGTTTCGACCTGGGCTTCGGTTTGAACTTCAGCCGGGGTTTCGACAACAGGCGCCAGAGCTTCAGTTACCGGGGCCACGACGGTCGCTTTGGCAACAACAGGTGCTGCTTCGGCCGGGGCCTTCGGCTCGGTGTCCAGTTCGCACAGCAGTTCTTTCGAGCCGCGCTTGAAAGCGAAATCGGCGGTGACTTTGGACGGATCGAACGCAGTCATGCCACGAGTGGCCAGGAATTCGCACAGAGCCAGGGTTACGTCAGCGTGGGAGAGAGTCAGTTTCATTGTTTCGTTCCTCGGTAAAATTGGATGATTTGTTTGTAAATTTCGGTCTGGAGACCGGCATAGATGGCGCCCAATGCGTCAGCCATGTGTTCTGCATCGCACAATAGGATTTCTCCGTTGGATTTCCGTGGCCAGGGGGCCTCGGGGTGTTTCTTTATCGCCCACTCGATCATTTGCTTTTTGGTGGCCTTTCGGTCACCTACAGCCGCAAGTTTGACTTCGTTGGGCGTTACTTCGACGAATTGAGAATTGGCGCGGAGACTGCCCAAAACCCCAATGCAGATACCAGAACATAGCGAGGCGCGGGCGCTTTGACTCCCAACGGGAATTTCGGCGAAGGTAAGGCTCGCTGCTGTGAAGGGAGCTACGCCCTCATATAACTGGTTTGCCGTGCGCAGATCTTGTGAGTTCTGCCGTACCTGCTTTCCTTCGAGCGGTTCAGCCCGCACAACCCGGAGGGTTTTGATGGTCAGTTGCCCGGTGTCGGTGTCAATCGTTCCACCGGCTATGCCCCAGTTACGAGAACTTGGATCGTGTCCCGCTACACTGAGGCGAGCCATTACACGCCAGCGCGGCTAAGGCGGCGCTGGAGCACAGCAACGTAGTCTTTCATCAGACCGTGTTGCGTGCGAAGGTCGGCGATTTCATCGTCCGAAAGTTCCAGAGCTTCCAGAGCACCTGCATCGACTTGAACAAGAAACTCGCTCAGGCCCATCAGACGGGAAGCCACTTGGTACATTTCAGTCAGCACACGCTGCACATGATCAGGCAGCTCGCGCTGTTCCTGAGTCAGTGGGCGATTGCCGCGATGGATGTCTTCGGCCAACAGGAAACCGGCGAACGGCCACAGTTGGTTCCGGGCATCTTCGTAGGCGAATTTCTTCGCCAACTCTTCGCTGTAGTTCTCGGCCGAGACCGCGCCCAGGTTTTTGCCCAGGACGGTGAAACCGTTGTGCAGGGTGATTTGGCACAGCATGCCCAGGCCGCCGATCTTGAGCAGAGACTGCTCTTTGATCATGGCGTCCAGAGCGGCAGGGGTGACCCGTGGCGCCTTGGTAAGGCCGAGGGCCTGGATCTGTGCTTCGGTTGCAGCTTCGTCTTTGTTAGACATGTACAGCTCCTGAGAAGGGCCGGTTACCCGACCCATGGGGGTGTTCAGTCGAATAGGGAGTCGACAGCTTCCCCACCGGCAGTGGTAGGCGTGCCAGCAGGGCCACCGGTACCAGCAGGTGCGACCAGCTTGTCAGCTTTGACTTTGTTCACGACTTTGCCGGTGTTGGCTTCAACCCATTTCGGGTAGAAGTCGGCGGCGACAGGTTGGCCTTTCTGCTTGGCTTCACGCAGCTCGGCGATGGTCGCATTGTTGTCGGCGAAGAAGATCTTGCCAATCTGGTTTTCGAACTTGGTGTCCGGTACGCCAGGCTCGCCAGCTTTGTGAACTGGCAGGTATTCGTTGCCGACCTTGATGGTCTTGTTCACTTCGTGCTTTTCCAGGCCCAAGATGAACTTTTTGCCGATCAGCTCGACCGCCATTGGCACTTCGGTTGGAACGTCTTTCTTCTGCTCGTGGTCGCGCAGTTTCAGGATTTTCGTTTCGAAAGCCAGAGCGTTCAGCTCTTTCTTCGCGCAGAACATCGAGATCGCGTTGACGTTGTTGAAACCAGGCAGGTAGGACTTCTTACCGTCGCGCTCGTAGTACGGCTTGTTGCCTTTGGCATCGCCGGAGGTTACCCACTCGGTGAACTTGAACTTACGACCGTCGTCGCCTTGGACTTCGAAAGACATACTACCGGCGCCGCCTTTGGACTTGCCAGCGTATGCAGCCAGGATGGTTACAGGGTAAGCACCACCGTCCCAGACGAAACCACCACCGAGACGGTCACTATCCGTTTCGATCTGTTCGTTCGTGGTATTAACGGTGTTGGCAAAAGGGTTCAGACTCATGATGTTGCTCCAGTATGGAAGGGAAGTGTTTAAAAATCACAAATGCCACCGGAGGTGGCCACTGTTATTGATTATGTGGTTTTTGCTTGACGAAACAGAGCATTGACGTACCCCACAGATATTCCGTACTCGGACGCTAGTAAGTTGGTCGGATTGCCTGCCTTTTTGCGTTCGACAATATCAGACACCTGTTTTGCGTTCAATTTTAAACGCTGGGTGCGGCGTCCTGATTGACGTCCAACGATAGCTATCATGTTCTCCCTGTGGGGGATATAACAGCACGCTTCAGGGGAATACTTTTTGTTACCCGACACTTTTGTGTCTTTGTCCAAATCATACTCAGGGCGCCACCCATTAGTGATAGACCAGTCGTAGAACGCTTTGAAACTATCACGCCACTCTCGACATACCGTCACGCCTTTAGCACCGTACCATTGATACGGGACCGCAGACGGTACATAACAACGTGCAAGCATGTCTTGCCATTTACGGTAAAGCGGGTGGCGTGACAACCCGTGATTTTCACGGGGTTTACGCATAATACGTATCCATCCTATCAAGCACTTGTTGGATACAGTTGTCGATGAAGACTTCGTTGTCTGCCCACATCATCATTGGGCCACGGATGCGCGTATTGAGCGTGTCCTTCGTGACTTCCGTCTGATAGACGTGTTTGAACCCGACGTTACGTTCTTTGTCGGTAATTTTCAGCAAATCGCTGCCTTCAACCAAGTCGTCGATCTTCACCTTCTGGCACATGAGCACCAGGGAGAAGTAGGCTTCGATGCCTTGGTTCTTGAGCGAACCGGCGACGGGGATTGCCGTTTCCATGACCATGGCGGTTTCGTTGTACACGTCGAGCGTGTGCGCGAGGAAGATCACCTTCTTCGTGGACTTCGCAACGTCAACCTGCATGGTTGCCTTGAAGAACTCAGCAAAGTTGCCCCAGGCTGCGCGCCCGTCAGTTGCCGGCTTAACGAACTGGCTGATGTACATATCAAGCCAGAAAGTCAAGGTATCGACGACGATGACCTTGATGTGGTCCTGCTTCTCAGCCCAGGCGAAAGCATCGCGGACTTGAAGCGGGTTGGTCACCGTGCGTTGCACGAACTTGGCAGGGAACGGCAGGCGTTTACCGGCTTCGCAGTTCAGATAGAGAACTGACTCAGGATCACGCAGATTCCGCAGAGAAGCTGATTTGCCACTGCCGGATTTGCCACAAATAAGTGCCAAATGTTCATTCATGAAAAACTCCAGGTGTAAGATCACAAAAGCCCCGGGACGGGGCCAGTGTGAGAGTTAAGGACGTGCTGCCAGTTCTTTACCGACAGTGACCATGATAGAGCCGAGAATCTCGCCCTCGGTGAGTTTGTCTGCCAACTTATCGTTGAGAGACGACACGAGGTCTTTGATTTCAGCCCAGTTCTTGCCGGCTTCGATCAGCAGACGCGCATAACGGTGTAACATAACGTTGCGGTTGCCATCGCCGGTGTTGTTGATGATCCAGCGTTCCAGGTTATCCATTTGTTGCTGGGTGCCCAGGCGATCCTGACGTTCCTGGTTTTTGCTGGTTTTCGGGATGAACGGCAGTACGTCAAACAGTTCACCTTCGGTTTGCTCAAAGTCACCCGGGTTGGACATCCACTTCTTGCTGCGGTGCGTACACGATTCGTCCACTTGGAACGGCAGAGACTCCAGCACGTTCTTCATGAACTCCTTGTATTCCTTCGCATCCATTTTCAGGACGTAGTTCGTCGGAAGCAGGATACGGTAGCGGTTTTCCGCTTCCGTGTGACGTTTTGTCGTGTAGTAGATGGCTGCGTAATCTTTCAGCAGCATCTTCGCCGTGGCCAGATTCATGGTCCCATCAATGTCCAACACGATCATGTTGAACGCCGGGATGCACGTATCTTCCGTGCGATGGCCACCATGAACATGGTGGTTGAGCCAATGCAGATCGCCGCCTGTTACCAGACGTTCCAGCATCAGCCATGGCACAGTTTTGTTGAGGTAGCCCTGTGCTGGGTGTTCGCCGGGGTTGCCGCGAGCATACGACACAATCATCTTCGTCAGGTCGGTGACCTGTAAGCATTCGCCACGGATAAATTCGATCCCGTCGGTGAACGCCTTTTTGATGACGATGTTGTTCTTGTAGCCCCAGGCAATTGCCATCTTGACCATATCCGCCCGGATAGCCTGACTTCCCTTGTAATAAGGCAAATCCTGCATCAGGTCGGGCTCGGTGACTTCTGCCCCGCAGTTACCGAGGTATCGGGCCAATTTGACATACGGCCGCTCACGAGACAGCAGAAGCTCGAAAGCCTTACCGCTTTCTTCAGCCAGCTTCACGGCTTGGTAAAAATGCTCCGGCAACAGTTCCGGGGAACCGCTGATGAATGCATATGCACCGGCCGCTTTCAAAGCCTTGAAGTAGCGGTGAGAAATTTCCGCTTTGCGTTGTTCTTCGTGTTCCGGCAGTGCTTCGGCAATACGCTCACAGTCAATCTTGTACTGGATCACCAGCAAGCTGGTTTCCTTGGACATAGTCAAGACTGTGTTCATGTTGTGTGCGTCGGCCAGGTAACCCAGGCGTTCGCTGAAATCATCGACAAACACGGACGAAGTTTTATTCGTCATGCGGTCGTAGATCTCATTGGCAGACAACGACAGATCGCGTGTGCTTTCTTTACCGAAGCTGAAGAATGAACGACGTGCATAGCCGGTATCCAGCAACGACATCAGTTCTTCTTCGATCTTGCCACCGTCAAGCAACTTGGACGGTGTACCGAACATCATGAGGTTCGTTGGCGTGTTGCCATTAATTTCCTCGTGACGGACGTTCTCGGCGGTGACTTTGGTGATTTTCTGGCGAATGCCCCCAATGTCGTACAACTCCAAGAACGTGGTGAGCACTTCGCTTGCCGAAGTCAGGTTAGACCCGATTTCGTCGATGATCAGGTTCAAGGCGCCTGAGTCTGCAAGCAACAGTTTGTGCCGCATCTGCTTCACAGCTGCTGGGGTGCCTGAGTCGAAGCTATACACAAGGGGACCGAGGGAAGCGAATTCCTTCTTGGTCTTTTCCAGTTCAAAGTCGTAATCCGTCTGGTCACGGCTGGAACGCTTGAGCGCCAGCTTCTCCAGATTCGGTTCGGCGATGTACGGGAAGTTTTCCAGGAACTGCTCACGGAATCGGTTGGTGATTTCCTTTTCCAGAATGTTCGTGGAGAAACCCTTACCGGCGCCGGATGTTGCCAGGTTCAGGGCGTACATGTTGACCGGGATGTCACCGCGGTCGTGTGTGCGAATTAGCACTCGCATCTGCGAAGCAATCATGCACAGGTGGAACGTGGTCAGTACCCGGAAGAACAGATGGTTCGAACTCTGTGTCTTTTCACACAGAATTCGTACAACGTCTTCAACGTCAGGGTTATAGGGCATGTCTTCTACAGCAATCATCGTATTCTCCGGGTTCTGTTACAGGATGAGGTCGCCGGCTGCAATCAGCGCATCCTTTTGCTTGCAAGCAAGGAATGCATTGCAATATTTGCAGCCAGTTACACCGCCTCGCTTGGTAACGAGGACGCCGCCTTTGGTAGCAACGTGCAGGTCAGCTTCAGCTTTGTCGGTGAAGTTTTTGGAGGAACGAGCACCAGGCTCATGTGCTTTTTCTGGTTTGGCGAACCACCGGTACGTGTCTTCCTTGCGCCACAGCTCTTTGTCGGTGCATTGAGGCATTTGCTCCTCATCTGCATGTTCAAGGTCGATCAGCTGCTGAACCTTGCGTTCCACCCACTTATCCGTCTCTTCATAGCTCATAAGCTGGAGCTTGCGAGTATGCATGCGGGCCGGTGGGTAGTTGTCAGGATTCATGTTGCGGTCCCGGCCATTCCAGTCGGTGAACTGGAACGTCAGGTTCATCCAGTCCTTGGTGACCAAGGTCGGATTCAACCACCGATACATGCTGCCCTGCAAGATGTAGTGCTCGAAGTCAGCGTTCAGGAACTTCCACACGGATGTGTTCTTCAAGTCCTCGACGGCACCGTCGCCGATGAAGTCGAACTTGCCGGTCACACGGACGCCTAGGACTGTCTTGGCGCTGCGGATCTCCGTATAGACGGCGATGATTCCGCCTGCGGCTACTTCCTCGGCAGAGGGGTTCACACGCACCTTGCTGGCCACACCCTTCGGGTAACCCAGGCGAATAAGTGTGTTTACCAGCTTGGGGGATTTCCAGGCCGCTTCGAAAGCGTCGTGGATCGCGGTGCCATTACTGGATGCAGCTAGATCAGCCACATCGGTGGACGCCATGCCCTCGGGCACTCGACGGGCCAGGATGATTTGCTTTACTGGTTTCAGCAGTGCTGTTACCGACAAGCCGGCCTCTTCCCGGTCATACGTCTCGTGTGCCAGGTAAACCTGGGCGAACAGCGACAAACCAGTGTTATTGGTGTACTTCATGCGTTGTGCTCCGGTTGTTCAGCCAGCCACGCCCCAAGGGTGCGATGGGCTTCTTTGAGATCTTGGTAGACAGTTTTACCTCCCGTGCGGCACCCGGGCACCAGCAATTTCTTGCGTGTGTGGTACAGGCGGGACGAAGGCAGTGGGAACAGGTCATCGATACGGTAGGTATCGATAGCTGCCCAGTGAGCTGGAAGGACTTTCCAGTACGCCGGATAGTCCTTGGCGAGCTGAGCAGCTTCTTTGTCGTTTAACCCTTTGGTAACCAGCGGAACGACGAGGGTCGAGTTTTCCCCCTTGTTGATCGTTACATGGTATATGCCGGATTCGAAAATCTGGGCGTGCAGGGACTCACTCATGAGGTTTCCTTCTTCAGTTGGTGGCGTTGGCGCAGTTCGGCCAACGATGGTTCATGACGCACCAAAGAGCGGGGCTCCAGGTGCTTTGTCATACGGAGGATGACCAGCTTTGCCGCTGCCATGTACCGGCGTGCTTGCCGGTCCGATAGGCGCAGTACGCTGGCCAGATGCTCGCTTGAGATGTTCTCCATGTAGGAGAGCACGGCGAACAGGCGCGTCGGTGACAAGTTGCCACCGGAACCATGATCCAAGGTGCAGACACCGGTCACGATATTTTCGATTAGCGTGTTGTCGCCCAGGCGTTTGAAAAACGCGAAGCGTTGGTGATGCGGGTTCTGTAGAAAGCGCACACGGTTGGAGCTTGGCGTGTACTCGCGCTGCAAGTGCATGTTCACTCGATCCGTTCCTGATTGGCCCAACGATGCGGCCAGCGATGGGTAGCTATCCTGCAAATTCATGGGGTCACCTGTGGTTAATTTTTGGTCAATCGAAACGGACCCATGTATATAGAGGGGACTCTCCTCCCCGATTCGCTATGCGATCATGAAGGCTCCCGGAGGGAGCGACTCCCCTCATCCCCCACACCCACACCCACCCACGGACTCGACACGCCGAGCGGGGTGCCAGGAGGGTCGCGCAGCGAACCCGACGCCCGCACCGTAGCGGAGGCGGGGAGAGGCCAAAAGAGATAAAAAATAGACAACAAAAAACCCGCCAGAGTAGTGGCGGGTTTCGGTCTAGAGCACTGATTTTCAAGGAGAAAGATAGGATTTTGCTGCTGACCGTGGATGCAGAGTATTACGGTAATAGCGCTGCGTCAAGCACGCAAACCCCACCGTCTTACCCATCCCGGCACTCGTTCGCTACGCTCACTCGATTGGGCGGGACGACGGATGGTGTTTGCTAAGGGAAAGGGGTGTAGAATCCCGTTCAATTATGTTAAGGGGGCTTTATGAGCCAAGTTTGTTCAATCACCCCAACCGGTGACTATGTTTGCGGTACAGGGGACTGGACCGGGCCAAAGCCTGGCGATCCAAACACATCCGATATTCTGCTGACGGCAGTGCCTGCCTTTGGTGGCATTGACGTGAACTGGACATGGCCAGATACCTACCCGGAGGCTGTTGCGTACACCACTATTTATCGTGGCACTGGCAATGACTTTAATGCGGCAACTGTCCGTATTGCAGCTGCCTCCGGCAATTTCTTTTACGATGCTGTCGAAGATGCTGTAGCAACTCGGTACTACTACTGGATCATGCTCACGTCTATTTATGGTACCAAATCTCAGTTGATCGGCCCTACCTGGGCAGTTGCGAAGCCTCGCATCGAACAAATGATCGAAGATTTGACAGGTCAGATCGATAATGGTGTTTTGGCTCCGGCCCTCAAGAATGAGATTGCCCGGATCGAATTGAACGCTCTGGGGATTACCCAGGAGATTCTTGATCGTGCTGCCGAAGACGAAGCCATTGGCGCTGAAGTGCGCACAGTAGGCGCGTACACGGGTGAAACCCGGGCGCTGCTGCAAGAGGAAGTGCTAGCGCGTACCGAGCAAGGCAGTGCTTTCGTTTCCACGGTAAACACGTTGTGGGCTGAGGTAAATGGCAACATTGCCTCTATCCAAGTGCAGCAGACAGCCTTGTCTAGCCAAGTGCAGACTTTGGCACAGCAATTGACCACCTTGGAGTCACAGGTGGGCGAGGATTTAGCCCAGGTACTGCAAACAATGCAGACCAAGATTGATGTGGTTGACGGCAAAGTCGTCGCTATCGGCGCCTTGTACACAGCACAAGTGAACGTAAATGGGCTGATCGGCGGCTTTGGTGTTTACAACGATGGTACTACAGTAGAAGCCGGTTTTGATGTCGATCGGTTCTGGATTGGGCGCACTGGCACCAATAAGCGGAAACCTTTTATCATTGATAACAACGTCGTCTATATCGACGATGCTGCGATCAATAAGTTGGTATTTAGCAAGCTCCGTGATGAATCCGGTAGCTTTGTTGTCGCCAATGGCAAGATCCAGGCACAATACCTGTCTGTCGACACCCTTGTTGTAAACCAGGCACAATCTCTGAATTTTGTTTCTGGTATATCAGGTTGGTCTTTCAACCGTGACGGTACAGTGGAAATTAATGGTCCTACTGGTGGTGGTGGGCGACTTGTAATCACCAACAGGGCAATTAAAGTATTTGACGGGAATAACGTCAAACGTGTTCAGTTAGGGGACATGACAGCATGACTTATAGTCTAGGTACTTGGGGGCCGACAGGCGGGGCTGAAATAACTGATGATTCTTTTACAGTTAGCACTACTTACACGGCTATCATCTCTAAAGGTGCAGGGCGTTCGGTATTTATACCAATTACGGGCGTAAGTCCGTCTACGCACTCTGCTGTGTGTATTCCGGTGACTGACTACCCTACAGATGGTCAATTTACTCAGGCTATTCAGTTCACCCCTATTGTTTCGGAGGGGGGCGTAACTGTTTATTTTGGATCGCCTGCGGCTAACACTGGGCCTACAGGAAGTACCCCACAACGGCTTCTTGTAATGAGGTTTCGATAATGTCCTATGGTTTGGCTTTTACCAATAACGATAGCACTGTTATTCTGGACTCGGAGTTTGCACGCCTGGTTATTGTGCAACAGGGCACGTGGTCAGGCACTGGGGCGGGTGTGGGCGTGGCTTTCACTGTGCCTGTTACTACAGCAGAGCCGCCTTTGGTATTTGTGCGTCCGGCGCAGTCAAATGTATTTTGTTTCTGTAAAATATTAGGAACTCCAGGTAACTGGACAGGTTTCTCTTTTGTTGGCATTACAGGCCAAGCCACATCAGGTTCCTGGTTTTCTGGTGTCTTTAAATCTCAACCGTTAGAAGACTACGGATTACGCTTGTGGGATGCCGCTTCGACATTGCTTTTTGACTCCGGGACACCCGTAGCACAATTCACACGGATTTTATCTTCGTGGCAGTACTTAGGGTCTGTACCAACTTCTCAAGGTGTATCTATGTTGTCATGGACTGCACCTTCACCCCTTAATACAGGGGATTTTATGTTATTAAACAATATTGCAATGGATATGGCAGGTATCACATCCAGGCAGGGTAATATGTACGCTTACTGGGAATACAACAACAATAGGCTTGTTATTAAAGCTGTTGGTGTGGATTTGCCTATAGCCTTTTATATGCCTGTTGTGTTTGCAAAAGCACCTGCATAATGCTGCGTAACTGGATTTTGTGTATACTATTTTTCGTAGTGCCATGATAAACACATAGGAGACAGTCGATGACTGCCGTTATTTTCAAATTTCAAAAGCCTGATGGCGAACCGGTGGTGGGGGCACCCTTCACGGTTACGTTACGTAAGCCTACATTCGACGAAACAACTGAGGAGGGCATTCTGCTGCCTGGCGTTATCGAAGGCATTACTGATGCCCAAGGCGTGTGTACGCTTGAATTGGCGCCAGGCTATGGCCTGTATTACCTTTCCATGGTCACGCCTGGGGCGGTTGAAGATGTTGAAGGATGCGTATCCGGGTTGCATTACAAATTCATCGTCCCTGAAGGACTGGTCACTGCCCGGGTAGAAACCCTGATTGTTACCTCACCAACATGGTCACGGCCCTGGGATGAACAGGCTTTGGTTGTTATCACTGAGGCAAAGGTGTCAGCCTTGGCTTCGGCTGAGCGTGCTGAGACAGCTGCGCAAACCATTGAAGGCGATGCTGAATCTGCCCGAGATAGTGCGGTAGAAGCACTGCTCAGCAAAAATACTGCTGTTGCCGCCGCTTCCATAGCCTCCGATGCAGCTACTGCTGCCGGGCTCTCTGAGGTTGCAGCCAAGGCCAGCGAAGACGCGGCTGATGCATCTGAACTTGCTGCCTGGCAGTCTGCAATTACGGCAAGCACTCAGGCGGGTATTTCCATAGATGCAAGCAACCTGGCAAAACGCTGGGCGTCTGAAAATGAAAACGTAGTGGTAGCCGACGACAAAGAGTCGTCCTACTCCTATTCGCGCAAAGCTGCTACCAGCGCTACGGATGCTGCTGCATCTGCGGGCACTTCGGGTACTCAGGCTGGTCTGGCAACTGCCGCTAAAATGGCTGCTGAAGCTGCGGCGGTCACTGCTACAGATGGAGCCAATGTGGCATCGGGTTCTGCTGCTACTGCATTGACTGAAGCCAACCGCTCCAAGGTAGAAGCGGATCGTGCAGAGGGGTATGCAAGTGCGTTGACGGGTTCGTTGGTTGAGGCCGGCTCTGTTGATCTGTCCAGTAACCAGTATCCTGCAAAACCCGTTTTTTCCAGTTTTTGGAAGGTGGTTATAGGTGGTGCGGTCGGCGGTGTTGACTACGGCATCGGCGACACTCTCGTTTATTCCAAGACCCTGGACCAATTCTACAAGATCGACAATACCGAGTCTGTCAGCTCTGTAAACGGTAAAACCGGTGCGGTGACTCTGGTCAAGGCTGATGTGGGTCTGTCCCAGGTTGATAACACGGCCGATGCAAACAAGCCTGTCTCTGCGGCGCAGCAAACTGCTTTGAACGGTAAACAGGCAAGCGCAGCCAACCTCACTGCATTCGCTGGTTTGACTGGTGCTATTGACCAGCTCCCTTATTTCACCGGCGCCGGGGCATTGTCGCTGTCAACCCTGACTGCTAAAGCGCGTCTGCTTAATGCCCGCACTGATGCTGCTGGTATGCGCACTGAGATATCCGCCGCATCAAGCGGGGCGAATAGTGATATCACCAGTCTATCAGCAATGACTACCCCGCTATCTGTTACACAGGGAGGCACAGGGGGAAGTTCGCAAGCAGGTGCTCAGGCGGCCTTGGGGCTAGTTCCAGTTTCTTCTAATGTTGATACCACCCCAGGTAGGGTATTAACCACTGGCTGGATGGGGTTGGGTGGTAATGTTTTACCGTGGAGTGGTAACGCACAAAACCCTGACGTGTACCTGACCGGTGGATCATACTGGGGCGAGTTCACTATGGTCGACTGGAATGGTACCGGGACAGGATCAAGTCCTGTTGCTGGGTATCTGGTTGTCACTTGTGGTGGTGATGATACATTTAAGGATCAAGTATTTAAAAACGGCGCTAATGGTACGATGTTTACACGTTCGCGTAATAGCTCTACAACATGGAGTGGATGGGCGAAAACATACAATAGTATTAATGCCACGCAAGACCCACAAACACTATTTGGCCTTATGTCTTCTACAGTAGTTAGTGGTTGGACAATTGAAAAATTTGCAAATGGTACTTGTATTGTCGCGGGCACCTTTACTAGCGCTAGTCTCGCCGCTAACTCGGTAACATATGCGGATATAACTGTACCCACTGTTTTAGTTAACGGAGCCGTGGCGGGAGTTACAGCGTCAGCAACTCCAACTATAAATTCGGATATTTCGGCGATAAACGCCGTTATGAGTACCGATACTTTGGCGCGTTTAACTATACGTAATGGATCTTCCCCTCAGTCATCGCTATTTCGTATAAAAATTATTGGACGGTGGAAAGCATGAAAATTAAACTTTGGCCTGATCTTGTAAGTTGGCCACTTGCAGCCTCAGTAAGTGGTGATGTAATCACCATTAATGGTGAAAAGATCGATCTTTCTGGTATTCCTGAAGGATTTCGCTTACCGGGTAGCGCAGTTGGCAATAACTGTTTTGTAGGCACCGAATATGTGGAACGTATTAACGGAGTGCTACATTTCACCTTGTTCTTACCGGTTGCTTGGGAAAGCCCAGAACATCTGCGTAATCCGGCTACTCCAATTATTTTGGATGTAACTGAAGGTGATGTACCATTCCCGGTCACTGCCCCACCAGTGGTGGATGTATTTGAACCAACACCAGTATTGGAGGAACCAGAAGATGGTGGACTTGAGCCAGCTTGAAAAAGTGAAAACTGTGGCAGACGTTGAAGCTGAAAATGCTAGAACTGCTGCCATCCAGTATCTGAATGACACTGATTGGTACATTATCCGCTTGATTGAAACACAAGCGGCTGTGTCAGGCGAAATCACAGCTAACCGGGCAGATGCCCGCAAAAAGATTAAGGATGCAAGCAAATGACACTTAAAGAAGTAAATCAAGTCCTTAACCGGATGTTCAGCTACTTTCCGGCCAACTATGACAGTTTGGCTGTGCGCGTCCTCCTTTTCACCATTGGTTTGCAGGAATCGCGCTTTACTTCGCGTCGTCAGATGATCAGCAAGATCGTCGACGGCAAGAAGGTGCTTGTACCCGAAGGGCCGGCAATCGGCTTCTGGCAGTTTGAACTTGGCAACGAGGTCAGTCGTGGTGGTGTATGGGGTGTCCTTAACCACTTCCGGGTTGGTCCAATCGCCAAGCAGTTCTGTCGCCAGATGGGTATCGCTGCCGATCCGAAGACTGTCTGGTTGGCCTACCAGACCAACGATGTGCTGGCCGCTGGTTTCGCTCGCTTGTTGCTCATGTGCGATGCCCAGGCGCTGCCAAAGATCGGTGATGAAGAGGCTGCATGGAAATGCTACGCTGATCGCACCTGGCGCCCGGGTAAGCCTCACCGCGAGACTTGGGACGGGTTCTATGCTCAGGCACGCAAGGAATTGGGGGTCTAATGAACTGGAAGGTACTGGCGGCTGTGGTCTCCACCCTTTCACTCCTGGCTTGGATACACTTTGACGGTGTATCCCGGGGGGAACTGAAAGGGAAGCTGGAAGTCACAGATTTACGGGAGCAGTTGGCAACGGCCAGGGCCGATGCCCAAACTGCGTTGATTGCACACCAGCGTCAGATTGACGCTCAAGCCAAAGAGATGACCGATGTACATAATCAAGAAATGGGCGATTTGCAACGCAGTGCTGTTGACAGTCGCAATGCTGCTGACGGCATGCGGGGTGAACTCGCCGCACTCCAAAGCCGACTGCGAAACCAGCCAACTGACAGTACCGGCACTGGATTCCAGCTATCGGCAGCAACCAAAGCCGCAATGGTGCTCTCCGAGTTGCTCAGTAGCTGTAGCGCTGAAAGATCGGAACTCGCAAGAGCTTTTGATGACTCTCACGCCCGCGGAGTAGGGCTGGAGAAGCAGTATGATTCACTGTTCAATTCGCTGAACAAAGCCCCCTGATTGGGGGCTTTTTATTACCCCAGAATTTCATCGCCGTCTAGGTCGTTGTTTTCCGCCCACTCTCGCACGATTTCATCGGGGTCATGGCCGATCTCCAATGCGAACTCGTTCAAGGCATCCGCCTGGGACATTGCGTCACCTTCACCACAGGCCGTCACGCGAACGCCGTCAATCGGGCCAGTCCCTGTATCCATACTGCCGGAGGCGGCACTGGCTACACGTTTAAACGCCTCGTCGTTGTGGATCTCATAGACCACGGTGTAATAACGCTTACTCATTTGAATATCTCGATGATGAATGGCGCCGACAATGCGGTCAGCCAGAGTTGAACTGCAAAGGGGATGTTCCAAAGGGCTCGCAAAGCGCGCTCCGGCTGGTACCGGTCCCATTCTTGAAGGGTCATGACGTAGTGTTTATCACTTGGTTTCGCCATGCGATAAGTGCCTGCGTCAAGGCCGGTGCATAGCCCCACAGAGCCTGGCATAAGGCTGCATCCTTGCACATCCCCATCGAGATGCGGGTTGTTGACGATAAGCATGTCGCCTACCGCCTGGGACTGTTTACCCTCGGCACCTTTATGGGTGTAGAAGGCAATGTCAGTGGCGATCACTATGTCACCATGCAGCAGGTTCATAGGCCCGCGGCGCTCTCGTTTCATAGAAACTCCAGGCGTAAAAAAGCCCCTTTCGGGGCTTTGGTTAGTTGGCAGATGGGGGAGGTGTGTACCCGATCCGTTTACCGAGCACAAACTCGGCGATGTTGAACAACTTGCCACCAAAGTGGGCAGCGATGGACGTTGCGATTGGCTGAGTCAGCCAAGCCGGCACAGTTTCATCAATTGCTGGGTACATGTCCCAAACAAGCCATCCTGCGATGACAGCCCCGAGGAGCTGTGCAATCAGCCAGAAGATGGAGAATTTGTGGCCGGTTGCCAGTGCCTGGGCTACCGATAAAACACCAGTGCCAAGACTGATAACAAACGCAATGACCGCACCGGTAATGGTAGGATCGTCTTTCCAGGGCATACAACTCTCCAGTCAAAATTGGCCTAAAATGTAACAGCGCACATGATAGTGGCATTTTGACTGGAGCGGAACATTTAACCGACCAGAGCACTGCGAATTGTGGAAATTCGCTTGAACAGTTCGGTATAGTTTGGGTGCTGGCCCAGGAAGCGTTCGTTTACCTGATTGGACCACATAGGGCCGTAGATCTCGACCATAAGCGGGCCATTCAAGGCAACAAGACCGTTCACGTCGGAGATCGGTGACAACTCCACCAAACGGCTGGTCAATTCCAGCTTTTGATTATCGTCCAGTTGTTCCGAATTGCTGATGTCCATGGCGATGATCCCTTTCAGAATCTGTGGGTCGATCTTGCGGAACAAGGTGCCGAAAGGGTCGAGACAGCCAACGACATAAGCGTCAGTGGCGAGGGCGAAGAACTCGCGCACAGTCCGGTCGCCCATGGCGTTCCAATAGCATGAATAGCTCATGCCGTTGCACACCACGGAGAATCGGCCTTTACCGGGTGCCTCGTCCGTCATGCTGACCGTGGCGACCCGGGAACCATCGTCATCGGTGATGGTATATTCTTGCGTACTGCGGGTGGTTACTTGCATGGTTTACAGCTCCATAAGGGCGTCGGCCACCGCCTGGATGATCGAGATGCTCTCTTCGGGCATCTGGCCGGTAGCAATGCTAACAGCCTGAGCCCGGGAAGTGAGCGGGAAGTATTCGGGATGCTGCTCTTTAATGACCGCAGCTACTTCGTCGGCCTCGCTCATTTCACTTCTTCGAACGAGTGACGGACTTCGGTGCCAACGATGGTGTCGAAACTGGCGCAGTTGGCTTGCGAGGATTGGATGTCCTCGATTTCGTAGTTGTCCCCGTCGAGTTTGTCTCCGTAGCGGCTGAAGATTTCCGCACGCGCTTCTTCGAAGCTGGCGCCGGAGGTGACTTCGATGAGGGTGCTGATCGTGGTCGTGAGTCGGACTTGCATGGTAATTCTCCGTAGAGTGAGGCGTGAAGCGCTTTGCGCTTTTTCAGTGGAATGAGCAGGGTCTCTTTGCGGAATTGAATCCATTCCTCAAGAGATACCTGCTCCCAGTTGCCTGGAACCGGCAGGCTGTCCATGTCCCAGCTCCGCACGCAGCGGCTGGAACGATGAACGAAGAAATACCGGCCATTGACTGGTGCGTTACCGTATCGGCCGGGCGAGTGCAGAGACTTGGACATTTTATTTCCTTGGTTTAGAAAGTCAGGTTTTTCAGTTTGACCAGGGTTTTTTCAACAGAGGCGATCTTTTTGATCACCATCTCATTGGCGCGAGCTTTCGCATCAGCCAGTGTGCGGTGAAAATCTTTACCGTGGACATATTGAGTCCAGCCATTAACCTTGTAAGAGGCCATGGATCCTTCATTGCTAATTTCAGCAGTTACTTGCTGAATGCCTTTGGTAAGCGCATATCGAGTTACCCAAATCTGCGCCATTTCTTTTTTTGGTGCTTCGTGCTTTTTCTGCATGATTACTCCGTAGGGCGTTTCAATTGGAAGACTCCCAGCCCGGCTTGAGCCATAAGCTCAATGCCGGTCATGTCGTCATGAACACGGTGGAAATACACCCGCTTAATACCGGATGGGATGATTGCACGGGCACATACGTCGCAGGGTGCTACAGTGGAGAACAGCCAGGCACCATTGAGTGATGTACCGCTGCGCATAGCCCAGCCCATAGCGTTATTTTCTGCGTGAAGCACAGAACGATCGGTCTTCATCCGCTCTCTGCCATCTTCCACCACAGGTGTGTTTTCGCAGCAGTTGGTGTGGTGACCAGCAGGCTGTCCATTCCAACCGGTGACCATAGCCCCGGAAGGGGACACGATGACACAGCCAACGCGCTCACGTAGGGCTTCAGTCTGGGCTTCAGCTGCATAAGCCTGGGACATGAACATCTGAAGATACTTGTCACGCAGCGGAGTCATACGCAATCCTCGAAGGTGGTGGTGACGTGGCTCACGCCACTGATAAGACCACGCCCGATTTGATCTTCCAGCAGGTCATTCACGATGGTCTCGTATTCCTCACCTGTCAGCTCTTTACCGGAGCCTTCAGGGACGTTCAGTGCAACTTGAATAATCACTTGCATCATTTTGCTCCTTTTTCAAAGCAATTGACGCAATTGACGCCATGTTGGGGGCCACCCATACCACGGATGACCGTATGGCATTCAACGCAGGAGATGACACAGGCAGTGGTTACCCTTCCTGGTTTTATTGCGAAGATTGGGGCACCATTTTTGGAATAGCCCAGCGGGGTATCCTCACCGATTTCGATGTACGAAATTTCGGTTGTACCTTGTTCATCCTGCGAAACTACACGAATAGCCGGGCCTAATGCACGGGTAAGTGTATCCATGACGCGAGTCTTACCGGAGCCGGTAGGGCCGGAGATTTCAATTTTAATACTGATCATGCTGCGTCCTTCTCACGAATTTTGACCATATGCGCTTTGCACACGGCCTTGATGGTTGGAATGTCCGCGTTCACAGGCAGAGTCACAGGAGTTGCCCAGTTCGGATAGAACAGGTCCAGTGCAGCGCCCAGTTTCACGGTGTCATGTTCAAGCTCCGGCAGTTCCTGCCAGGACATTTCTTCGATCAGCACCCGGTTGGCAAACTCCACCACTACTGGGTCATTTTTGATCAAGAGGTAGATAGAGTCATGAATCATAGCAACTGGTTTAATGTCGTACCGAAACGGGCTATCGTGCACACGTTTCATGAAAGCCACGGCAGCGCGGTTATTGAGCAGCCCATATGACTGTCCCATGGCATTACCGGCAGAACGGCCTTCAGCAGCGACTTCTTTAGGTGTACAATCCAGCCCTAGTACAGAACGGCCTAGCATTGGGGTACGTAAACGTAAACCAAAGGCTACAGTTACGTACCCATCGACTGTTGCTTGTTTTAGGCGGTCCATGATGTATTCAGTGGAGGCTTTATACAAATCGTGAAAATTTGCTTCGATGCGCTTGGCTTTATCTTCTGCCCAACCAAGATTCTTCATTAATGTCGCAAAAGTGCCTTGATAAGCTAGGTGAGAGCAAAGGTTGGGGCTTTGCTCTCTTGGCGTTCCTCCTTATAAAGTTTTGCGATGGAGTTAATACGGAACGTGTCATGCTCCGTACTTTCAATTACTTTGATGCCCTCAATGGGCGTGTTGATTTTTAGCACCATTTATCCTTGCGCGGGTTACGCGCTGCAAATAGAGAGATTCGTCCAATTCACCTTCCAATCCCAACTCTTGTGCTATTTTCCGCACCTTAGTTGATAGAAAGGGTACTTTATATGGGACTCTTGATGTTAGGCTCTGATAAGACTCACCTTCGATGACGGCGTACAGACAATCCACAAATTCTTCTTTAGTGAGTCTGGTTGTGTACACACGCAGCCCTTCGCCAATAGCGTGCAGCTTATTTTCTAGCGAGGTGACCCATTCAAGATTGGTGCGCGCGTTATTACTACGTACCCCATCCTTATGATTAACCTCTGGTTTGTTTTCTGGGTTGGGTATATGCGCAAGTGCTACAAGCCTATGTACATAAAACGATGTGCCTACATTGCCTGCCCACAAGCTAACTTGAGGGTATTGGGTGTCTTTGTGTGGACTTTGACGTAGCACACGCCCCTTACGGGGGTAAGTCACACCATCCCGTCCTACGATGATGCGATCTATTGACCGCACCACACCACAGTCACTTACTTCGTAAAGTCCCGTGTAATCAGGCACATTGGAGAAGTTCATACAGTTCCTTACCGGTCATTAAATTACCCAGGTACTCTACTTCCTCCGTAGCGTAAAAGCAAACGTCGGTATCACCAACCTTTGCTCGGTAACACACGGCATTCTCCGGTGCCGTTTTAATATCTGACATCCGTTCAGGAAAGTATGCAAAAGCGCGTAAGCAGTGCCCATCATAACCGTCGATGTATACTTTCAGTTTGTTTGGGTCGCGTGTCGTCAAAGCAGAGATGTAATCTTCCAAAGATGCAAAATCTGCGCCTGCAAAGATCCATCCTGGCGGCCCCATGAACAGTTCCTTGATTAACTTACCGTAAGCGCTACCACTTGGTATATTTTGCATGTTTGGGTCGGAAGACGACAAACGTCCTGAAATTGTGCCGCCCAGGTTGAATACGCCATGCAAATAGCGCATGCCGTCGGCTTTGAGGATGCCATTCTCGAATGCAGGCATGAATGCCTGAATGATCTTGGTTACCGCTGAATAGTCGATCAATGCTTGCAGCAATACCACATATGGCTTGGCCGCTTCGTGATCGAGCAACTGCTTGATGATCTTGCCCCCGGTGGCTGGCGCCTTGGTGGGTGTCCGTGCAAGCACAGGCAAGTCCATCAGTTCGTACAACAGGCGGGCCAATTGCAATGGCGAGCCTGGGTTGAAGATCGTGTCGCTGAATTTCTCCAGCGGGTGCTGTTTCGTCTTCAGTTTGGCGTTGGCCGCCTCCATTGCAGATACCTGCAACAGATAGTTCAGCTTGGCCACCATCGGATCACTTTGGATAACGAGCAGGTATTCCTCCTGCATCTTCTCCAGTTTTTCCTTGGTTTCGGTGACCTTCTTCGGGTCCATTGGCAAGCCCACCAACTCGACGTTGATGATCAGCTTCATGGAATCCTTCATCAGGCCGTCGTACAACTCCAGCTGCTGATCCTGCACCACGACAGGCATATGCTTGTCATAGGTGAAGTTCGTGGCCATACAGTCCACTCCGTTGTAACGGAGTAGGTTTGGCAGTGGAATTTTGCGGATGTCCTTGATGTCGTCCTCTGCGTAGTTGCCGGTGAACTCCTGGGACTGGTACTTCAAGCCGAGGGTGTTACCCGAGCATGAGTTGACCGAAAGGTAGCTGAGGATCTTGGTGCAATCCAGATTGCTACACATGATGTCCAGACCTTCCAGACAGCTCACGTAATCCAGCGGATCACGCATCCAGAGGTTGTAAATCAGGTGCTTCACGTCAAACGTGGCACTGTGGAACCGCTTGGCGCCGATGTACTTCTTGAGGAAGTCCTTGAGTATTTCACGAACCTCGACGTTGTCCTTGCGGTAGTGATAGTTCCCATCTTCGTCCTTTGCGCCCAGATCGTTCAAATCGACAGGGAATGCAATGAAGTCGTGGTGGGTCCAGGCTAAAGCGAAGGTGGCAATACCACATTCGTCCAGACGCAGGCTGTAGCCCTCGATGTCCATGGCAAGGTGGGGGAACTTGTGCAGTTCCATCAGCGCGTTGCGGATTTCGTTCGGGGTCTTGGGGTAGAACTCCGAATGGATGATCTTGTCACCAGGCGGCACGTAGTTGCCCAGCACTTTGCTGCACAGCGCGTCCAGACCTTGTTCCAAGTGCGCTTGCTTATCCGGTGCGTAGATCAGCACCTGATAGTTCACACCCAGGACCACTTGCATGTGCTCGTAGCCTTTTACAGCACAGGGCAGCGAGTAGCCCAGGTGAACCTCGGACTTCTTCTGACCGGTGAGGTACTTGAAGTACGTACCATCGGTGCAGTAGATGAACTTGGTGCCGGTGCGCTCCAAGACGTTCAGCAGGCGAGCGGAATACTCCTTCACCTGTTGCGCGGATACCTTCTTCGCATTTTCATACGAGAGGGTGAAGGCAATGCAGTCCTCCTTCTTTATCCCTCTGGTTTCCAGCGGAGCGATGTAGTTTTTGTAGATCAAGTTCTGATCGAACGTGTATTGCTTCATGAGCATGGCAACGGGATAATTACCGGACTCATTTTTACCGAAAAACAGGTGGTGACGCATTAGCTGTCCCCTCTGATGATGTTGGTCATTAAACGAATTTTCAAAGCGTCTAATGACCGTTCTCCGATACCCATTTCATGGGCAGCGTCGTCCATGTCCACATCGGTCAATTTCATGCCCTCAGTGTCTAGAACTGTTTGGAACGGCACACGAAGTGCCGTCGGTAACCGCTGAAAGAGAACTTCTGCGTCGTCTGACGAGTTGAGCCACTTTTGCAAGTAGCCCGCGATCAGAGGGCGTTCTTCACGCTCAATGAGGCGCTCTTCGTCGAGAATCTCGTCCATTCGAGCATGAAGACTGCTAAACAAGCGGGGTATATTTTGTGGCGGTCTTGCGTAACGCGACTGCGTGTGAAACTTGTTGCGGTAAACGAAACCGAAGTACTGAACGCCAACCAAGGCGTCATTTTCGTCAATCAGTTCCTTTAGGCGCAATTCATTCCTCTTCAGCACAGGGCTGTAGATAAAATCGAGCAGTGCCTCGCGGACCTTCAATTTGAAGTGTGCCTTGGTGCGGCGATCCATTAATTCCTCCGAAGATCTCCGGTCATAACGATTCTGAAACGAGCACGGCTCAAGCCCACATAAAGCAGGCGTGCGAGCTGTTCCAGCGTCCGAGTCATCGAACACACGTCGTCCAGGTCGATCATGATGATGTCGTAGGTAGAACCTTGCGACTTGTTGATTGTTTGGGCGAATGCCGGCCGAAGTTCAATCCAGGTGTCCAGGATTATCTTCATGGCTTGGAAGTCGTCATCGTACACAGCTTGCTTGTGCGCTTTGTCCTTATCGCCGCGGTCCTTTGGCATGAAGAAATAGCCACCCTTGCCGAGGAAGCGAATCGTGTAGCCTTCTACGGAATACTCCATAATTGGCTCGATTGTCTCGATGGTGACCTCTTCATTTGTTGTGCAACGGCAGGCATTGCTTTGCACCGCCTCGTTGACAAGCATTTTTTGCCCTGCCTGGGGAACAGTAGACCCGAGGATCTTCTTTGACAGGTAGTTGTTGAACGCGGTTACTCGGTCATTGGTGTAGGCCAGGATTTTGACATGTTTGTCTTTTTCCTCGGTAAATAACCGAACAGCCTCAGCATTAAACGCCGGCCGATCAAGGCGGTCGATAACACCAGGGGTGAGCGGGAATCTGGACCAATTGCCTTCCATAACGGCAGCACGCAGAGAACCCATAAAGGCTTCCAGCACGCCACCGTTAAAACGCACCAAGTCGGTCAGTTCAATCTCGCAAGCGTTCATTTCGAACACTGGCATCTTTTCTGAGCCAACGGGTGTCAATTGCGCAGGGTCGCCGATAAAGACGATCTTACACTTGCGGCACTGAGCCAAAATTTTGGCTAATGCCTCTTGGTCGAGGAAAGACGCTTCGTCGAGGAATACCAGCTTGTTTTCCAAGCCGTCCCCGTATGGAACGAGATGTGACTCTCGTGTCTTGTAGTCCCGGACCACACGCAGTTGGCAAGCCGAGTAAATCGTTGAAGCTATCGGCTTATAGCCGACGGCCAGCGAGAATGCTTCAGCTGCCTGGTTTGTTGTTGCCGTCAGAACAATTTCAGGTGGAATGTAGCCAGGGGCCACCAACTTCGCCATTTCATCCATCATCGGCAGCTGTTCTATCAGGTATTTGACCAAGGTGGTCTTACCGGTGCCGGAATACCCCTTGAGCACCATTACCGTCTGATTTGGGTCGAGATAGAACGGAAGGAATGTATCATACCCCCGTTCTTGGCTAGGGGTGAGGTTAAATTTACTCATCCACGTCGAACCTGATTGTGGTGCCAAAATCACATTCGAACATGTCCTTGCTGTATCCATGGATCATCCACATGATTGGGCACCCGGGGTTGAAGGAAGGATGCGAATATTCGCCATCCGTGAACACGCAGAGTGCTGTCGGTTTGTTTTCCTTGGCCCACTGCATGAGAGGCTCGATATCGGTGCCCCCGCGGCCGCGCAGTTCCACTTCAGCCAGCTCGCGGACAGACTTGATACGATGCACCGACTTCAGCTCACAAGTGAACTGCACCAGACTTATACGGTCTGGTTTGAGGTTGCGCACCACAGCATACAGCTCACTGACGTAGCGCTTGATGTCTTTGTCGCTTACCGAACTCGACATGTCGAACGCGAAAGCGATGTGCCCCAGTTTTTTACCTTGGAGCCCTGGCATCAGTTGCGGCTGAAACCGGCGATTGAGCTTTTTCCAGCTGTAGTCTGATTTGTCTACAGCCTTGAAGAACTTACGCAGGTGTGCAGCCATAGGCAGCTTGGGCTTCAGGAGGCCGTCCAAGAAGACTTGAACGTCAGCGGGTATATTGCCCGCCATATCGCCGCCTTTCATCTTGGCGGCTACAGCAGCGGCTGTCACGTTGGACTGCACTTGCTGTTTCACTTCGGATTCGGACAGGCCAGGTTCAGATGCGCCGGGGTCCATGAGGTCATCCATAGGATCACCCGCACCTCCGCCTCCACCATTGGCTTCGTCTTCCTCCAGCAGTCGATAAACAGCCATGGTTGTCATGCCGCGATACTGCACGTCATGGCACCAGCCAGGGATTGGCTCGAAACCTGCCTGGACCAGGAAGTCGTTGATCACGAAATCCGCTGCTTTATTGAAGCGTTTGTGCTGCTCGGGGGTGACGTTATGAACCTGGGCCAGGAAGATATGGTCAAGTGCCGAATGCATCGCCTCGTGCGCAATTACGGTTGGGCGTTGTTTGCGCGGCAAGGCCAGGAAGAAGCCAGTATTGTAGAAAATACACAGTCCGTCGGTGGCTGCTGTTTGACAGCGCACATCGTCGACCTTTTGTTTCATCATGAGCGCCAGCGTTGTCAGAAACGTCGCTTTTGGCATCTGCATGAGATCCAGGCGTGCCTTGGTGATGGCTTTCCAGAACTCTTCAATCTGTGTCATTGGTTTGCCTCCAAGGCAGTTGATTAGGTAAGTAGCAAACGCATTTTATGCATCTGCCCGTTTGCTTCACGGTCATCCCAGGAATCCTGGCCGCAACAGACGAAACAGATCCGCATGCGGTTCACATCGTCTAAAGCATTCTCCCCGGGCAATTGCCTAGAGTAGATTGCTGCAAGTTGTGGGTCAGGCACCAAATTCAGGTGCATTTCGGTACCATCATGGCCATAGCGAACTTGTCCTGCTTGCCCTGGGGACATCGCTGTACTATTGCCATAACTGGCATAGTTGAACGATATCCCCTGCGCTTGCAGGGATCTCCCGATAGGGCCAGCCTGTCCGGAGCGCAGCAGTACCATCATGTCCCCCAAGCTCCAAATGCGGGGCATTTGTTTGACGTTGAGAGCTTCAAGTACTGCAACGCAGTCGTCAGGTTTAAATGCCAGAGCTGTAGTAGACATGCCGGGTCTCCTGACTGTTTTAGCTCGTGAAGTCTGCGGCATTGGCTTTCATCCAAGCCGAAACGGCCGGGTTGCCCAATACAGCCATTCCTTGACGGCGAATGATGTTGCGCATGGACACGATTTGGAACTCGGCCGGGATGCGTTCGATGTATTCCATCATTGCCGCTGCGTTACCGGCTTCAAACCAGTCGCCCAAGGCACCGGTTAGGGCATACAACGGTCCCGGGTTACCCGCCGACGGCACAGGTGCAGTTTTTGGATTGGCCAATACATCGGCCTTTTTCGGCAGATCCTTACGCATCATTGCGAAAGCGACGAACTCATGTGCAATGGCGTTCACACAGCCAGCAATGACCGGTAGTTTACCTGCTGGATTGCCGTTCCAGACGTTCAGCAACTTGTGGACGAATTCCCACGAACGTGGGCAAGCGAAAGGCTGGTCCGGGTTCTTGTTGTCGAACGTGTAGAAGGCGATCGGGCGCCATTCCAGGTATGAGGTGATCAGCGAGCGGATGTTGCCTTTCTGTGCCCACTTCAGCCAGTGTTCCATGTCTTCAGTGACCGACAGGTTTACCAGGCGGGAGATCAGCGCGGTGGACATTGCAACTGTCACAGCTTGGTCATCATCATGGTTGCCGGCCGCAGCGATGTGAGCCAGCGGGTGCAGCTTACGCTGCCCTACCATACGGTCGAGGAAGAACTTGTAACTGGCCGCTTGTACCATTTCCGGCGCCGAAGTCAGCTCGTCGCAGAAGATCAACCAGCCTGCATATGGTTGCCCTGTTTTTGGGTTGATTGGCAGTTCATCGCCTTCCAGTGGGAAGCCTTCCAGTGGGTAGTAGCGAGCAATGCCCTTAGCCATGTCCAGGCCCGGGAAACCGTTCATATCGGTTGGGTCGAAGCCTGCGAAGCGAAGGTCGATCAACAGCAGGTTCATTTCATCGGCGATCTCAGCGATCACCGCCGATTTGGAGATGCCAGGGCTACCGCGCAGCATTGGGACCAGGCCCGCGGCCAGGATGTCACGGACGTAGGTAGTTGCTTCGCCCATTGGGATTTGGAAGTCTTCGAGCATAGTTGCCATGGTTTATTGTACCTTGTTTAAAATTTGGGTTGAGGGTTAGGCGTCGGCGAACAGGTTGTCCGCTTTCGGGAGAGTCAGCGCCTTTTTGAACACAGGCTGCTTCTTCTCCGATTTCAGCGTGCCGTTGATGAAGTATTGGTGCAGCAGTGCTGCAATTTGGCGATAGCCCAGGGTGTTCAGCTCGTAGTTTTCACGAACCACGTCCTGCACCATGGTCACCACGTCTTCACGCACAACGTCGGTGTAGATTTTCAGGTAGTTGTCCAGTAATTCACTGGTTTCAACTGCCTTCAGCAATGCGTCGAGCTGCACCTTCTCCATGGAGTAGACCAGGCCAACACGGCCTAGCAATTCGGTCTTCACGCCAAAAGCGCGCAGACGATCCAGATCGATATCAGCTTCACCGTTCCAGGCGCCGCCGAAGATGAACAGACAGTGATTGATGGTGATTTCTTCGTACTGGCCGTACTTGCCGGTGTACACGCTGGTGGTGCGACCTTCCAGGATCTTCAGCAACTCATTCTGGATGCTGGTGGTCGAATCGTCCGCCAGATCAGAGTTGGAATTGCCACGAATGAACAGCTTGTCGAATTCATCGAAGAACACGACACAGGGCGACATCGCGCTATTGGCGATTGGGGCCAGGGCTTTGGACAACGAGTTGCCCGACAGACCTTCTTTGGTCAGCTGGGCGCAATTGATCTCGTACATCGGCATCATCAGCTCGTCGCACAGACCTTCGACGTTATACGTCTTGCCCGAACCGGATGGGCCGGTCAGGAAGAAGTGCGGGCGAATAATGCCCTGAGAGGTGCAGTGGATATCAAGAATACGACGAACTTGAGCAATCGTTTTGGTGGACATATGAGTTCCTGTATAGTGGGGTTTCGTTTAAAAAGGAGGTTTTATGAGTGAAGTACAACTGGTACAAAAAACTGGCGTTGCGCCCCTAAGCAAGTTGATTACGCAGCAACTTACCTTTGGGTGGGTGCTTTATGGCACCCCCTTTGATTATCAAGGCAATCCTGCTCAATTGATGGTCAAAGGAGATGTCCCCACCCTCGAAACTGGCGAGTATCGCCTAATCGAGAAAGATGGGAAAATGTCTATGGAAGTGCAGTTAACTGCTCTTCTTGACAACGGCTGGACGCTTTATGGCAATCCTTTCGTTGTTTATGGTCTTTCTGCGCAGGCAGTGGTTAAAGGAAATGTTCCCTCACTACCGGGGCCGTCAGGCACTGGTGAAATTCCCCCTGATTTACTTTCCCGGGTCACCGCTGTCGAAGATAAAGCAACAGATGCCTTATCTGGTTTAGCTGTGCTGGATGGTAAGTTGTTGACCAAAGCCAACTTGTTAAACGGCAAAGTGCCGTATGAGCAGCTTCCGGAGTTCCCGGTAGGGCGTAAGATCAAAGTAACTGACCAAGCTGAGCGTTTGGCGTTATCAGTCTATGCCGATCTAACAATTGCTTATCAGACCGACACCGGCGATGCTTGGGGCCTTGATGCAAACGATAATCCGGCAGTAGCCGGCAATTGGTCCAAGTTGGGCAATGCTCAAGCACTCGGTGTTGCCTCATTTAACGGCCGCACGGGCAATATTGCACCACAAGCTGGTGATTATTCTGCTTCGTTGATTGCAGAGACTGCGGATCGACGCTTTGTCTCTACCGAGCAAATTGCTCAGTGGAATCAGGCTCCAAACCCTGGATTGATTGATACCAAGATTGCAGAGCAGAAAGTGGCGGATGATTTGGTTTATGAGACCAAACAGCACGCCACTGCTACATTTTTAGCGAAAGCTGACTTACCCGCTCCAGTTGACACATCTGGCTTCATGTTGAAAACATTGCAGGATGCTGCAAATGGGGTGGCCCCTTTGGGGGCTGACCGTAAGGTTCCGTTGGCTAACCTCCCATCTGTCATTGGCACGAGTGAATGGGTAATCCCAGTCAGTTCCTACACTGACGTCAAAGCAACTCGTGCTGCCAGCACTTGGTACAAGAATAGTGGGCAATATGACCGACATGTGCGGGTGATGACCAACTCTATTGCGGGGAAGGAAGCCTCGTTTATGCACCTGCGGGATAAATCCGGTGCTATGCTAATCCTTAATTCCGTGGATGTTGCGGGTAGTGTCATTTATTCACAGCTTATGCAGTTTGTTGTTCCTGCTGGGTGGGACTACCAAATTGTGTTGGCTACGGTAACCCCCCGAACTATTGCTTCGTGGTTCGAAGTGAATATGGTGGCAGGTAGCACGTTTACCCCTGTATCTGAAAAGGGCAAAGCTAGCGGTGTTGCACCGTTGGATAATGCCGGCCGTGTTCCCTTACTTAACTTGCCATCACATTTACCCCAAGCTAAACGAGAGTGGCGTGATGTGAAGGCTAGCCGTGTTGTGGGTACTTATTACAAGAACAACACTGGCAGTGAGCAAGTGGTATGTGTTCGTCACAAATCACTCACTGCATCTGGTCGTTTTACACAAATTGTTGTTCGATTTAGTTCTGCAACCAAATGGTACGATTTTACTACAATGAAGAACGGATCAATTGGTACGCAAGAAGAAGTAACAGCTCTTGTTCCCATTGGTTGGGAATATGCAGTTACAACTGCCGGAGGTACTACAGATATCAGCTTACTTGATACTTGGTACGAACTTGGCGAGTAACGTGTTGTGATACGTGCCGAATAGCTGACGCAAACGGTTAGTGGACAATTCCCCATCATCCAAAGCATAAACAGCCTCCATGACTACATCGTGGAGGCTGTCTGCTGTTGGGAAGACTGGATTTGGCACAGGTGGGATTTCCTGGTGCATAATCGCTTCTTGTTTTAGATCGGCAAGCCCTTCTTGAGCTTGGCGCGGATTTCGTTGATCGCCTTTGGATCGGCGAGTTGTTTGGTTGGTTTGACATACGTCAACGACGCAGGGAAGTGCTTCACAGCTTCAGGCATCAGTTCTGCCAGTTGGGCCGCAGTTTTCACCGGAGCGATGGCCGAACTCAGTGCCTGGTAGGCAGTCTCGCAGGAAAAGATCAGAGCCTTTAGCTCATGCAGCAAAACTGCAACTTTTTCTTTAAGGAGCACAAATGCTTCGTTTGCCACTGCGTCCAGATCATCAGGCACTTCTAGGCCGGCTTCATACAAGTAGCCCGGTTGGTGCCCTTGAATGATGTCGGAGTAGCTGTGGTTGATCTGCACACTGGAATTCCAGCCGCTTGTCACGCTTTCGCTTACGATACCCACCGCACCTGTGCAATTTTGCATGAGGCGTGAAGCCAGGTCGGCCAAGCGTTCTTTTTCAGGCACAGTGCCACTGTTTTGCCAGGCCACTTTGCCGAACTCGCCAATACACTTTTTACTTTCTGTACCGTCCAGATTTGGCTCACCGAGAGCATAAATGTTCGGACGAAAGCTGAGGCTGTTAGCCCCACGGCTTTGGATCAAGGAAAGCTGATCAGCCCGAGAAATGCCAGGGTACTGGTCTTCCCAGTTGTTCAGCAGCACCCCATGCACTTGCAGGCGCAACTGAGTGAGGCTGTCGACGATCTTTTGTGCAGAGGGGGCCGCCGAGGCAACTACGACGGCAAGCAGGATCTCGTGACGTTCTTGCTTATTGATTGCTTTTTTCATTGGTTTATTCCTTGGTTTCGTTGATGGCGAGGTCGATTGCCTCACGTTTGATTTGCCGACCTTGCTCGCTAGCGCCGTCGAGTTCTTCTTGGTTAAGCCGCACAGCCTGATACGTTTTATCGGACATAAAGCCCTCTTCAACGTAGACTGCAAAATGACGACCTTCACTGCCCCAGCCTTCAATTTCGACAACCACCTTACGGCATTTATCCAGCATGAAGTTCAGGCGTTCGGTGTCAGTGATGCCTTCAGGTTCTTGCCGATTTCGCATGAAACCTTTAACATAACCGGCCAAGCCGGTAGGAAGACCTACTATCCCTTTGGAGTTGGTGGTAATTGCTGTCCAGCGCCCATCAAGGAGCACTTGACCCAGTTCCCAGGTGGAACCGCCGGGACGGGTGTCGTAACCATCAGCGGAGATAAATTGCAGGAATTCAGGCACTTTGTCGGCCGGGATCAAACCTTTAATGTAGGACATATCACACCTTCACGCTGATGATTGGGGTGTCATCCAGGCTTTCTGGTAGAGCACCGAGGAGGTTGTAACGCTGGAGCAGCGAGTAGTAGCGGTTGTTGCACGCTTCGACTTCTCGCATACGCTCAGCGTTGTTGCGCAGCACAGACATATGACGCCGGCTGAATTTCTGCGCATCTTTCAGCAGCTTTTTGGTTTCAACCAACTCTGCCGATACCGCGTCAAAGCGGGCCTGGGTGACATACGGAATCACCGTGAGGTATTCCAGACTATCTGCCCAGCTCGGGTAAATCGAATGCAGCGTTTCAGCGCCGTCGGAATCACGGACAGTCCACATGGCGTTACTCCGGTTGAGGATCAGGGATTTCTTCGAGGGTTGCGTACCCTTCGAGCACCAGGCGGTCGGTGATGGCCTGACGGCGCTCAGCGATACCGTCGGCTTCGAAGGGGTAAGCGATGGAGTCGTTCCCGAGAAGCCACATGTCATGCATGATGGCACGCAGCTTTTCGGAACGTAGTTTCAGATGGCGGATGTATTTCGGACGAAGCATTCAGTTCTCTATTTGACTAGAGCGTCCCTGACCAAACGGATACGGCGCCGGGAAATTTCCAGCGGTTGTGGTACAAAGCGCACATGTGCCTCGAATTGCTTCGGGTTGTGGTCTTGAGGTCCGTACCCGAGCAGGAATCGCTTACGGATGATGATATGTCGGTTGCTGTGGACGAAACTGCCCGGATGGGCGGCTAACATCTGCAACAACGACGTTTCGTTGGTAGACACCACGTCCATGACGTTGTCATGGCGCATGTAGTGAATATGGACTTGCTTTTCGTCGGCTACTGCGTAGACGATTCTTTCGGCTTTGCAGCCCTTTTGCGAGTCCCCGTAGTAGTATTGACGGTACTCTTTTTCTCGGTCGTGCATGACTGGCGTTCCTTGTAGACCTTTGGCGGTCGTTGCGAGAATACGCCCATATTCCGGGCGGGTTTCTTGCTACGATACACCGTTAGTCGAGGAATTTCACCACGCAGGAATCGATCGACATCTTTCGGGCTGGCATAGCCCAGCTTCACATCACAGACGGTCAACTCTTTGCGGTGGTAGCCTTTGTCTACTAGGGCGCTGGCCTTCTTCAGTGCGTCGATCAAAGTGCGGGCCGCAGCGGCTTGTTCAGCCGGCGACATCTTCCCATTCATGGAAGCGATGAATGCATCCACGGCCTTCTTGGGGATGGCCAGATTTTGTGCTTTGGACATGTTGGATATGCTCCTGTTGCCTGGGCGTACCCAGGCGTTTAATTATGGAAGGGTCACCAGACTGCGGGGACCGCAGAACTCAACTCAGGATTTCATCCAGCGAGTAAAGCGCGCCCAGAAGCCAGCAGGTTTGCCAGTAGGCAACGGCGCCGAAGAAGATGGCAGCTTGTGGTGAACATGGGCCACGTTCTCACTGACCAGGGTCAGCGGAGCACCAGTTGCACGTTTGGTTTGATCCTGGCCGTGACGGTAGCCGATGTGGTAACGATGGGCATGCCGGTGAGTTTTCTTGATGGTTTTGGGGTTACCCACCAAACCGTCGGAATACCCACGATTGTAGGTCTCGTTGCCCAGGTTGATTTCGGACATGTTGCGCTGGTTATTCTTGCTCACTGAGAATTTCCTCAAGTTGGTTCAATGGGTGGGTGAAAAACGGATAATCGCCATCAGCTTTGAAAGTCACGCTGATATGCTGAATACCCGTATGGCGGGTGTCATCAGAAGCACAA